TTCACCCGCCGGGAAGAGTACCTGCCGGCGCAGATGCTCCTTACTGGCGCCGACACGGTTGTCGGTGAGGATTACCCCGCCCAGGTGGTCGACATGGGCCGCCCGGCTGGCAACACCGTCGCCCTGACAGGCGCGACTCGCTGGGGTCAGTCGGGCGTCGACCCGATGGTCAGCATCCAGCAGTGGTCCGCCCTGCTCCAGAACGCCTCCGGCTTCGCGCCGACCAAGGTGGTGATGGATCCGCTGGCATGGGCGCTGTTTCTGCAGTCGACCACCGTGTCCCGCGTGATGAATTCGTTCCGGCAGACCACCGGTAACGTTGATCTCGCTGGCCTCGCAGTCGGCGGCGTCGGTGGCGAGGCGGTTCTCGGCGGCACGATGGGTCAGTTCGAATTCTGGGTCTATCAGCAGTTCTATACTGACGACCTCGGCAACGTGCTGAAGTTCATGCCCGACAACACCGTCATCATGGCCAATCCGGCCGGGTGCCAGGGCACGCGCCTCTACGGTGCTATCCAGGATGTTCGCAGCCTTGTGGCGCTCCCGCGCTACCCGAAGATGTGGGTCACCGAGGATCCGAGCGCTGAGTTCATGATGACCCAGGCCGCCCCGCTGCCCGTTCTCGGCTGGTCCGAGGCGACCTTCGCGGCGACCGTGGCGTGATCGGAGTTCAGGGCATGGCTACCAAGAAGATCCGGCTCCCGATCGCTATCGGTGTGGTCGATGAGGTGCGCAGCAAGCCTGAGCGCCTGACCCCAGAGGGCCGCGTCCTGAGCGACGCGGTCACCCACCACAAGATCATCCCGGCCGGTGAGCCGGTGACGCTGGATGCCGACGAGGCCGACGCGCTGCTGGCGAAGTTCGGTCCCTACAAGCAGACCGTTATCGTCACCGAGGGCGAGGTTCCGGGCATTCCCGCACCGGCCTCGCCTCCTGTCGCCAACGCGCGTCGCTAATCCGTGATCGACTTCGACGCGATTGTGCTGGCGCCGCTGGCGGCCATCTACGATCGCCCGATCTGGGTTCTGCCCCTCGCTTCTCAGCCCGGCAAGCCTGGCTATTGGGCGCGCGGCGATTACCGGATTGCCAACATCGACGTGGCGGACATGGCTGGCAACATCTTGTCCGAGCAGACCTTAACCATGGGTGTGCGCCGCGCCGAGTTCCGCGTGCCCGTGATCGGTGCCGAAGCCGGTCCGCGCGATCAGGTCTACATCCCCGCCCATCTCAGCATGCCTGCCGCCGGTCCGTTCTGGATCGACGACACGGATGACGATGCGCAGGGTCACTCTGTCTGGTCACTGAAGGAAGCTCCAGTGACGCCTCAGAACGTGCCGCCGCAGACCTGACGTGGCAACCGCAGCCAATGAGATCCGCGATGCGGTTCTCGCCACGATCGCCTCTCTTGGTACGCTGAAGACGGCCCGGGTCGTCCCGACGTTCCAGTGGCAGCCGGAGAATATGCCGGCCTGTAGCGTCTATCGAATGCGTTGCAATCGCCGCGTACTCGGCGATGTCGGCGCCGGCGAGCCAAGCTTTGAGGATCACATCGTCATCGGCGTGTCTCTTTGGACCCGGGCGAAAGACGAAATCGAACTCGACGCGGTGACGGACATCTACGTCGCCCAGATTGAGCAGGTGCTCCTGAGTTCGCCTGTGCTGCTCAGCCTGTTTGAGGGCGTCGAGTCTCTGGACTGGTCGACGAACTACCCCACCAACGCCTCGGCCTACATGGCTGAGACCCGGCTGGAACTGACGGTTCAGATGTCCAGCATCTGGCCGCCCTTCGTGCCCGACGATTTCCGCGGTGCCGACTTCACCGAGCGCCCCGCGCCGGCCGGCGAGCCTACGCCCCCGGTCACCTTCCGAACCAACGTCACACCCTAACCGGAGGCCGCCATGGCTGACGACACGATCGCCGTGAAGCCGGCGCGCAAAGGCATGGGCCTCGTTCATCCCGTGGCCGGCCCTCTCCGTGAGGAGGGCGGCGACTGGCCTGCGGATGGCTTCACGTTTCGACGCCTGATGGACAAGGACATCAAGCGCGTCGAGCCGGATGACGGCGATGCCGACGCCACTGATGCGAAGGCTGCGAAGGCCAAGAAGGTCGACGCCAAGAGCGATGTCACGACCGAGACCCCCACCGGTGACATCGGCCCCTCCACCGCTGTGACCAAGGCCGCTGCGCTGGCTGCGGATCCTGCTCCCGCTCCCGCCAGCCGCTGAGGATAGACCATGGCCGTCAGCTTCTCCCAGATTGCCGCGACCGGCAACTACGTCCCGCTCCTCGCGATCGAGATGGACCCGTCGCAGGCGGGCACCGATACCGCGGTGCTGCGCGGCCTGATCACGGGCTACATGAACACCGGGCTCGCAACGCCTGGCGTGCGTGTCGTCGTCGGTCGCCCCGCCCAGGCGATCCCGCTGTTCGGCGCCGGCTCCATGCTGGAGCGGATGTGCGCGCGCTGGTTCGCCCTGAACCAAAACACGCCGCTGACGGTGCTGCCGATCGCTCAGCCGGCCGCTGGCGCCGTTGCGACGGGATCGCTCACGATTTCGGCTGCCCCAACCCAGGCCGGCACGCTGACCCTCTACATCGCTGGCTACCCGGTCCCCGTGGCCGTTGGCGCCTCCGACACGCCGACCATCGTAGCCACGTCCTGCGCGGCGGCGATCAACGCCAATATCTACGTGCCGGTCACCGCCACGGCCGCTGCTGCTGTCGTGACGCTCACGTCCGACTTTAAGGGCGTCATCGCCAACGATATTTTCGTCCTGGCGAATTACCGTGGCGTGAACGGTGGCGAGGTCATGCCAGCCGGGCTGGCGATCACCTACGCCAACAACGGCTTCCTGACAGGCGGATCTGGCGTCCCTGATTGGACCGCACCCATCGCGGCCCTCGGCGACAGCCCGTTCGAGTTCGTAGCCATGCCGTTTAACGACACGGGTTCGCTCGCGGCTTGGGGCATGGAATACGGCTTCTCGGCCACCGGCCGCTGGGGCATCAACCGCCAGACCTACGGCGGGATCTACTCGGCCATTCGCGGTTCCTACGGGGACCACATGGCCTACGGCCCGAACCAGAACTATCCGACGATCACCGTCATGGCGATCGAGAAGCGGACCCCGGCTCCCGCCTGGGAAGTGGCCGCGACCTACGCGTCCCGTGCCGCGGTGGCTCTTTCGGCGGACCCGGCTCGGCCGCTCCAGACGCTGACCCTAGACGGCATCCTGCCCGCGCTCGGTCAGGATCGCTTCGCTAAGCTGGAGCTGAAGGGCATTGCAGGCGTCGGCCTCGCGATCCAGGGCACCAACGCCGGTGTCATGCAGATCCTGCGCGAGCAGACCACCTACCAGTTCAACAGCTACGGCCAGGCCGACAACAGCTACCAGCTGGTGACCACTCTCTCGACACTGGCAACCATCAACCGCCGTCTGCAGACCGCGATCACGAACAAGTACCCGCGCAGCAAGCTCGCCAACGACGGCACCAACTTCGGCGCCGGTCAGGCGATCGTCACGCCCAACGCGATGAAGGCCGAACTCGTGGCTCAGTACCGCCAGATGGAGTTCGACGGGCTGGTGGAGAACACCGACCTGTTCAAGAAGAACCTCATCGTCGAGCGCAGCAGCACGGATCCGGATCGGATCAACGTTCTCCTGCCGCCGGACATCATCAACGGCTTCCGTTTCGGGGCAATTTTGAACCAGTTCAGATTGCAGTACCCCGACCCAGCCGTGACGGCGGCCTGATCCGGCCAGCCAAAGCCTCCCCCACCCTCTGAACGCTTCACCCCGCCGTCTCCGGCGGGCGCTTCCTGCTGGAGATAATCCATGGCTCGCATAGCCGGTATTGCCTACGTCAAGGTCAACGGCGGCCAACTGCCTCTCAAGGGCAGCTTCACCGTCAGCCCCTCGCGGTTTGAGCGCGCGATGATCGCGGGGCAGGACTACGTCCACGGCTACGCTGAGAACCCGCGCGTCCCTTTCATTGAGGGCGATATCTCGCTGACGGCTGACGTGTCGATCGAGGTGCTGGACGCGATTACCAACGCGACGGTCACCGCCGAACTGGCCAACGGCCGCGTCTACGTTCTCAGCAACGCGGTCTGCAAATCGGCGCACGAACTGAACACCAAGGACGGCCAGGTCCGGGTTCGGTTCGAGGGCACCAACTGCGACGAGATCTAAGCCATGGCCGATGACAGCGTCTGGGCTCTGACCGTTACCCTCTCGGAGCCGATCGAACTGAAGAACAAGACCACGGGTGACGTCATTGAGACGATCCCCGAACTGCCCTTCCGCAAGCCGTCCGCGATGGACATCATTGAGGTCGGCGGCAACCCAGTTCTCATGGACATGTACGCCGACGATCCGATGAGCACACTGCGGTTCGACGGCAAGCAGATGTCGGCCATGATGGCGCGCCTGTCCGGCAAGCCGATGTCGACGATTGCCCGCATGAGCCCCGCTGACTGGACGCATTGCGCCTGGTCGCTCTCGGGTTTTTTTCTGCCGGCGCGGCCGACGGCCTCATCCGCATCTGCCTGAAGCTGGCGATGGTCTACAAGACCGATCCGGCTTCCATGCTGTCCAAGTCGCCGGACTACATCGCCACCCTTCTAGAGCACACGCCCGACGTGCTGGACGAGATGATCGAGGCGAACCTCTATGGCCGATGAAACCCTGCGTATGCAGGCCGAGGTCGTGGATCGCTTCTCTGGTCCACTCAAAAGCCTTCGGTCTCAGCTTCTCGACACAAGCCGCCAAGGCGCTGGCCACGGGGAGGCCTTGGCTAAGGGGCTGGGCAAGGTGGAGGGCGCGGCCAAATCCGCCGGGCAGGCCGCTTCGACCGTTCTCAACCCTGCGCTTGCGACCGTGGGCGTCACTAGCCTCAGCGCCGTCGTGGCGGTCAACGGTATCGTCTCGGCCCTGAAGTCGTTCGGCGGCTCCATCTCGGCGCTCGGGCAGCTCGGTCGTGAGACCGGCATGGCGGCCGATCAGCTGCGTGTGTTCCAGTCGGTAGCCGGCAAGTTCGGTATCTCCGGCGACGAGTCGGCGGCAGCTGCCAAATCCTTCGCCAACAACATGCGGGATATCCGCCGCGGTGTCGGTGAGACCATGGGGTTCCTGCAGTCGCAGAACCCGATCGTGGCGCAGTTCGCTCTGAAGCTGAAAGGCACGAAGAGCAACGACGAGGCGATGAAGCTCGCCGAGGATTTCATTGAGCAGATACCCGACGCTGTGGATCGCGGGCGGTTTGCTGAAAAGCTGTTCGGCAACGTCGACTTCGGCCGGCTCGGCGACCGGCACCTCGGGTCAATCGCCAAGCTCCGCGACAAGATGCAGGAGAAGCTGGGCCCGTTGGATCCGGCCGCCGTCGAGAGTGCCGAGAAGTTCGAGCGCGCGATGAGCGATCTCCGCTCGTCCATGTCCAAGGTCGGCATGACCATCGCCTCTGAGCTGATGGTGCCGGCCGAGAAGTTCACATCTTGGATGAACGATCTCGTCTCGGGCCAGCGCGGCGACCTTCTGAAGGGCCTGCGTCAGGGCCTACAGGACGTGAAGAAGGAACTCGGTGAGATCAACTGGAAGCAGGCTGGAGACGACGCCACTGCGTTCCTGCGTGAGAGCACGGCGCTGGCCGGCACGATGGCCAAGGCATTCCACGAGATCGCTGAGGTCATCCATTCCCTTCGTGACGGCGACTACGCCCAGGCCCTACGTGGAGCTGATGGGGCGCAGGGGCCTCTGGCTCGGCGCCTAGCCCCCCGGGTTGGCGACGACGACCTTGCAGCACAGGAGAACGTTGACCGCCTGCGCAAGCTTCGCGACATGTCGAAGGAGGCTTCGGGCTTCCTAATCGGCCGGACGCAGCAGCGTATGGGCCTGATGGACACTCCTGAGGCCGCGCAGCAGAAACTGGATGCAGCCGAGGCTGAACTCAACCGGCTCAAGTCTCGCACGCCGGAGCAGCGTCAGAAGGATTTCGAGGCTAGCGACAAGCTCCGCAAATCCATCGAAAATCTGACCGACGAGATGAAGAACCGGCGCGATGGTGCGACGGCTCAGAAGTCCTCGGCCGATGGGGATGGGCCCTTCGCTGGAGCGCGAGTGCAGACGGCCGGATACGGTGGCGCTCGGCTCTATGGCGGCGGCTCTGGTGGCGGTTCGGGTCCGGGCTACAGCGGTGAACAGGGCGAACGCGGCGCGATGCGAGAGCGCTTCCGCGAGCATCTGAAAAAGACCATTCCAGGGTATGACGGCGGCGATACTGTCCCGGTGGCACCGGGGGCTAAGGTTCCTGAGGTCGGCCGGTCGGGAGCATTCCCTGGCGTGGCCTCTGGCGGGGGCGGAAGTGACGGCGATGTAACCGTTCATGGGCACCGCTGGCGGCCTGGGGCGAGTACTGCCTCGGGTAAAGCGCGTGTCTCATCGTGGCTCCAGTTCTTTCAGGCGCCCGTTGATAAGGGCGGCCTTGGCGCAGATGCTGGCACGGCTCGCGCGATGGTCGCCATGATGCAGGGCGAGTCCGGGGCCAACCTGGATCCTACCGCAAAGGGTGACTACAAAGACCCGAGGCGCAAGATTGGCCCTACTGCCTTCGGAACCGCGCAGTGGCGCTTAGACCGCTTTGATGCTTTGAAGCGCACGGCCGAAAGGATGGGAACCGACTGGACAGATGTCGGAGCCCAGCAGCAGCACTTTCGCAATGAGGTGCTAGGCGGTAAATATCAGGGCGTCTGGCGTGGTATCATCGGTGCGCGATCTGAAGAAGATAAGCTCAGACGCGGTATTGAGGGTTTTGAGCGACCAAAATATCCCGGTAAAGCTTTCGATTTTCGGAAGCCGAACCTCGACCAACTTCGCCGTCGCAACGCGGGAGAGCAGGAAGGTCGACTGCCGAGCATGCCCTCACCGCAGGGTGGCAGCGCGGATGGCGACGGATGGGCTGCTCGCGAGAAGGCTCGTAAAGACTTTGAAGCAATGCAAAAAGGTGAGGGTCGGCTCGACGCTTCTGCCGGACGCGCCGGCGTCATGGGCGGCAACAAGCTTGAAGCCAACGGATCGGTCTATGTGCAGGTTCATAAGCCTGGCCCTGAAACCAACGTCCGCACCTCGGCTTCCGGCAATCTGTTCAAAGATGTGGTTCTGAGCCGTGGGCGCACGATGGCCCCGGCCGAACGGACTTAGCGTGCAACGGCTTGGGGGAAGGACTTGAGAACGTCGGAGCACATTTGCTTGTGCCCACGCTCGGCTTCCCGCGTATCGAACAGCTTGATGCCGGCGGCTAGCCCCTCATCAAGCTTCGCCTCGCTCATAGTCGAGCCGCACTCTTTGGCTTGCGCCATCATGTTGGTGGCATACTTTGAGAAACCGCATTGGAACTGAGCGCGGCTCAGAAACGAATGGATTTTCACGAACTCTCCGCAATCCATCGCGCTCGCGTTGGTCGCGGCAGTGATGAGGCCGGCGGCTAATATGGCTATGCGCATGATCGTCATTGCCTCGGCCGGGTCAAATGATCCAGCACATGTACCTCAAGGTGGCGAGCCAAGGCGTAGCCGTCTAGGGGAACGGGACTAGAACATGGCTGACAGCCCATGGCGTGACCGCCTACGCCCGGCTTCCTTCCGAGGCGTCCCATTCCACGTTGAGGTCGGCGGTCGCTCTGCAGGCCGCCGGTTGGCCTTCCACGAGTACCCCAAGCGAGACGATCCCTACACCGAGGATCTGGGCCGCCGGGGCATGGCGATCCCCGTCACCGGCTACTGCATCGGCCCGTATTTTCTGGACGAGCGCGACGAACTTCTCGACGCTCTTGATGCCGAGGGCGCCGGGACGCTGGTGCATCCGACCCTCGGCGAATTTGTAGTCAAGGCAGGGCAGTGCGCTTCTCAGGAGCGACGTGAACGCGGCGGCTACGTCGAGTTCGAGATGCAGTTCTTTGAGGCGGGCGATGACGACGCCTTCGACGTTCAGGACGACACGCAGGATCAGGTTCGCTCGCAGGCCAGCGCCGCCGGCGACACTGCTGCGACGGCTGGCGATGCCCAGATGGCCAGAGAGAACGATGCCCTGAGTCGGGCGCTTGCAGCAGGTGCCTGAATGAGCTTGCGCCGCGACCAGCCCACACTTGATCTGCTCGGCGCTGTCCTCGACGCGATCCTGTCTTTTTCGGGAGCCGACGACCTCGGCACGATCGGTGCCGACCTTGACGCTGCCGTTGGTGATCTTCGCGCAAACGGGCAGCGGTTGTTGCGCCAGTCCGCGATCAGCGCGCCGCTGTTCAATTGCTTCGACCTCGCCCGTCAGACAGGCATGGCCTTCGACGCCATGGAGCGGCTGCGGACGACGATCGCCGCGCTAGAGACGACCGACGCCCGAGCCGTAGTCATCCAGACGCGCAGCCTCGTGTTCTGCTGCATCCAGGAAACCGTGATCCTGGCTGACACGACCTTCCCGAGCCGGAACGAGATCGAACGCGTCCAGGCACTTGCCACCGCGGCCTTCACAGTCTCGCAGGATGCCACTGCTGAGATCGGCGACTCCGACACCTACCGGGCTCTCGTGAGCCTCCGGGCTATGATGGTCCGGGATCTCACTGATAGATCCCGCCCCTTGCCGCAAATCGTGACCTACGATCTGCCTCGCGGGCTCTCCTCCCTCGTCCTCGCGCAGCGCCTTTACGGCGACGCCGGCCGATCTGACGAGTTGATCGCGGAGAATGCCGTGGTCCACCCGCTTTTCATGCCGCGCGCCGGTCGCGCGCTTTCAGCCTGACCGATGCCGAACCCGAAAGAGGTCGCCTCCATCAAGGTGAACGGCAAAAGCTACCTGAACTGGAAGTCAGTGTCGGTGAACCGCACGTTCGGCGCGGTCGCGAGCATGGCGACGTTCACTGCGGCTTCGCCGGCTGAAGCGGGGGTGCCGACGTGGGACAGCCTCAAGCTGCGCGTGGCCGATCGCGCCACCATCCTGCTCGCTGGCCGCAAGGTCATTGACGGTACGATCTCAGCTCGGCAGCCAGCCTACAACGACAAGGAGCACGGGCTCCAAATCACCGTCACGTCGAAGCTCGCCGACATCATCAACTCGACGGTCGATCACGAGAAGGGCGAGTACAAGAATTACTCGCTGAGCCAGATCGCCGGCGCCGTGCTCAAGCCCTACGGCATCAAGTTCGAGCTGCAGGGTAGCACGGACGGGGCCGAAAAGGCTTTCCCGAAGGTCAACGTACAGGCTGGCGAGACCGTCTTCGCCTTCCTTGAACGCCTCTGTCGCTTCCGGAACGTGTTTCTCCGCGATGACCAGGACGGCAACCTGATTGCCTACCGGTCGGCAAAGCAGACGGGTACGGGCGCCGAACTTGAACTCGGTCGTAACATCAAGGCTGGGTCGCTGCTGATGTGCGACGAGAATGCCCTCAGCAAAATCGACGCGATCGGCCAGCAGCCCGGCAACGACCAGACCAACGGCGACGCGTCCCGGGATGTGAAAGCCACCGCCACGAACACGGCAGTGACTCGCAACCGGCCCTATAGCCTGATCGCTGAGATGCCGGGTGACAAGCGCGATATGCAGATGCGCGCCGACCACGAACTTGCGACGAACTACGTGACGATGCTCTCGGGCAGCTACACCGTGCAGGGCTGGTTCAAGGACAGTGGCACGCTTTGGCTGGAGATGATCGGCAAGACGATCACTGTCCACGACCCTTTCATGTTCCCCGACAACCGCATGGCGTTGGCGATCCAGGGTGTGACCTCAACGCAGGGGCCTGAGGGCACGCTTTCGGTCTTGGACATGTGCCTGCCGGGTCGACTTGGCGGCGGCAATCGGATCGATGCCAGCGGCCCAGGCGGAGTGCCTGGCCTCTACGGGTCCGGCACCGGGCAGGCAGCCTAAGATGCACCGCACGCCTCCGCGCCCCACGCTTGATCGCGTGGCGATGACGCTTTCCCGCGCCATCGTCTCGACGGTCAACGACAGCGAGTTCATGCAGAAGCTCGGCGTCAAGATCCGAGGCACTGAGACCAACACGGATGTGGAGCACTGGCACTCGGCCGGTGTCACGCACTACCCGATGCCGCCGGACGCGAAGGGCGCGGCCGAGATCATCCTCGCCACGCTGACCGGCAACAACTCGCACCCGATTGCCCTTCCGGCAGCTGACCGCCGCTTCCGTCCGAATGGGATGAGGCCTGGCGACACGGCTATAGCCGACGCCAACAAGCAGACCATCCACCTCAACGAGGTGTCGGTGGTGCTGGACAGCCCGAAGCGCTTCGATATGCGCGTCACGGCAGGGCAGGGTGGGGCAAAGGCCAAGAATGCCGGCGCCGATCTCAACTCTGAGAAGAAACCCGCGACCACCATCACCGGCAAGGCCACGGGGACGCTCGCCACTACCTCGACCGACGCCACTACGGTCGTAGGCAAGACGGTCGGTCTGACCGCCGGAACGAAGCCTGAGACGACCGGCAACCACGAACTGAACCAGCAGCTGAAGGGTCTCGCCGCCCAGCTGACCCAGATCAAGGACTCGCACCACGCGCTGTTCGACGTGGTTTCAAAGCTGCGGATGAACATTGAGGGTGTCCTGCCGGCCCTTGTGCCGATCAACGCTGCGGCTCAGGTTACGGCGGCCCTCAGCGGATCGGCGGCAGGCTTGGACGCCATGAAAGCCCTCGCGGAGGGCAAGCTGCAGGACTATTTCCAGAGCGCGGTCAAGAACGCGCTGCAGGATTTTCTCAATCCCTCTCGCCTGCTCAATGCGGCGAGTGTCTTGTCGGGCGGCGTCGAGGGCCTGATCGCTCAGGCTCAGGCGCAGATTACCAGCCTGATCGCGCAAAACCCCGTGGCAGCTCAGGTCGACGGCCTGCTCTCACGGATCGAGGCGCTGGCCGATGCGCCTCTAGCGCCGGACATCGCAGGCGCGGCATCGGCGGTGCTTCAGGCCCAGGTCGATTATCTAGCTCGGCAGAACCCGGTGGTCGGGCAGGTGCAACAGCTGCGCGCTCAGCTTCAGTCGCTGATCAACGGAGCCGGCCCGGGCTTGGGCTTCCTCGCCCCGCAGCAGCGCCTTGTGCAGGGCCTGACCCGGTCGATGCTGTTCAGCAAGAACTGAGGCGTCCGTGGCTGATACCCTCACCGTCCACTCCCGCAACGCAGTGACGCGCGAGTGGCTTCTGACTCCTGTGGATCAGCGCGACCCGACGCTCGACTTGACCGATTGCGTCGTGATCGCCCTTGGCACGGATCGGCTGGCCCGCGACGACGACACTCTGCCGATCATCGGCGACACCAATCGCAGGGGCTGGTGGGGCGACCTTGATGCCTCGGGCATCCGTGACGGCTGGCCGATCGGAACCCGGTTCTGGCTTCTTCAGCGGTCCAAGATCACGGGCCCCGAAGCGCGGCAGGGCAGCACCGTAGCACGCGCTGAGGACTACACCCGTGAGGCGCTGCAGCCCTTCATTCAGAAGGGTGTTGCTTCCCGGCTCAGCGTTGTCGCGGAACGCTCCAGCATCGAGGGCATCACCGTGCGAGCCACGCTCTACCGTGGCCCGCTGCCTTCTATCGAACTCAGGTTCGCGCAGATCTGGGACGGGATCAAGGCATGACGAATGCCGTTTAAGCCACCAAACTCAAGAGGGTGCCGTATGCCTGATCCCCGACCTGAAGGCGGAATGGGCGGCGGCCCGTTTCTGCCGACTCGGCTTCGCGCTTTATTCGCTTGGCGCATCGTTCGAGAAACGGGCGTCTGGGCTTACAGCGAGAACTCAGTGACCGGCCATCGGCAGGCGCGTCGGGTGGGGCTTGGACATCAGCCGTTGGATAAAGATTGGCTGACAGGCCGACGCCTAAGGCCCCCTCCGCGCGATCAGTGGGACGAGGCTCTGCGCAGCTTACGTCTTGATTGCCGCCCTTCGGCACGCGCCGAGAAGCCGCGTATTCGAGTCCCTTACCGCCGCGAGCCTGACGTACGAATGGTAGGTGCAGCAGGCGGTTTGACGCATGCAAGCTGAAATCCGCGATCTCGCTGAGTGGGCCGAGTTGCTTGGCTATCGGTACGCCCGTCTGCGCCAGATTTTAGAATTCCGCCGCAAGCGCGACCACGCGTGCCGCCTTGAGGCGAATGCTAGGCTCGCTCGCATCCTGGCATGGGCTGATAAGCGACAGGTCGCCTAATGCCGCTTACGATCCCCACTCTCGCCGAAACGCGAGCGCTTAGCCGCGACGGTGTCATTGAAGCGCTGCGCGTTGGCGCGCTACCGGGCAATTCGCCAGCCGCGATCCTCGCCGAGGACAATGGCGCGCTCGCCTTTCTGGTGCTGCAGTACATCGCCCGGCAGGCGCAGGAGTACCTGCCGGACCAAGCCGGTGAGCAGATGCTCCAGCGCTGGGCCGACATCTTCCTCCCCGGTGGGCGGAAGGCGGCGACCTACAGCGTGCTCACCGCCACCCTGTCGGGGCCGGCCGGCACAGTCGTGCCTCAGGGCACGCAATTCTCGGCCAGCGGCATCCTGTTTCAGTCCACAGCCGACGTGACGCTGGGGGGCACGAGCGTCCTTACTCCGATTAGCGCGCGCGCACTCACTGCTGGCCTTGTCGGCAACCTACCGGTCGATACCGCCCTATCACTTGTTGCCGCGATCTCTGGTGTCACGGCGTCCGCCACCGTCAGTGCGATCACTAGCTACGGCGTCGATATTGAGAGCGTCGACAGCCTCCGCGATCGAGTGCTGTTCCGGATCCGCAGGCCGCCGATGGGCGGCGATGCTGACGATTACGTGGCCTGGGCGCGCGAGATCCCGGGCGTGACCCGTGCTTGGGCTGCGCCGCACGAGGTGGCGCTCGGCACCGTCACTATCCGGTTCATGATGGACGATCTTCGCGCCGCGATCGGCGGCTACCCAATTCAGGCCGACTGCGATGCGGTGGCGGCCCACATTGCAGCCGTCCGGCCTGTCACCGTCTCAGACATCTATGTGGTCGCTCCAGTCCCGCAGCCGGTGAACCTTGCGATCAGCAACCTGTCCCCGGACACGCCGTCTACTCGGGCAGCGGTTCTGGCAAGCCTGTCGGCCATGATCAAACAGCGCGCCGCGCCGGCCCGGGCCGTCAACGGCAGCCTCGTCCCCGCGCAGACAATCTGGGCAGCTTGGCAGTCGGAGGCGATCTCGGCCGCTGAGGGCGTGGACTACTTCGACCTGTCGGCCACCGACGCGGTGATGTTGAACGGAGGCCGCATGGCGACGCTCGGCTCGGTGACGTTCGGTGCCTGATCAGTTCGTTCGGCGCTCGGCCGACGACTACGCCGAAGGCTTCTCCGATCTGCATCCGACCGGCCCCGCATGGCCGCGGGCGGAGGCGCCGCTTCCAGGCGACGCGACTCAGCGCGGCGATGATGAGGCGCTTTCGGATCTGACCCGTGGCCTCGCGCAGATCTGGGGTGACAAAGTCGACGCCCGCGCGGCCGACCTGCTCTTCATCGAGACGGACCCGCGCCAGACTTACGAACTACTGCCGGATTGGGAGCACGCATTCGGCCTCCCTGACCCGTGCAGCACTGAGGCGCCGAACTTGGCCCTCCGGCGTGAAGCGCTGATCCGCAAGCTGACGTTGCTCGGGCGCCAAGACCCGCTATTCTTCATCGATCTGGCGACCAGCCTTGGATACCAGATCCGTCTCTACGAGTATCGGCCCGTCGTATCGGGCATCACGGTATGCGGAGAGACCCGCTCAAACGCGACGCTGTCCTACAGCTACGCGCGCTGCGGCATCGCCGTGGCGGGAAGAGACCATCTTTGCGAAATCTCGCAGACCGGCGGCGATGACTGGGTCTGGCGCCTCGGCGCGCCGAACATTCGCTTCATCTGGCGCATCTCCGTCCTGAACACGAGCCTGCGCTGGCTGCGCGCGGGTATCGGCGAATGCGGCGTCGATCACCACTGCGAGTTCGGCCTCGCGACCGACCTCGAATGCCTCATCCGGCGCTTGGCTCCAGGCCACACCGCCGTTCTCTTCGACTACTCTCAGGTGGCGATCGGCAATGCTTAGGCTTCCTCCGTTCGACAAAATCGGCGCTTCGCCGACGCCCGATTTCACCAATGCCGACCCTACAAACGGTGTGGCGGGTTCGATCGTCAACGGGCAAGTGTTCAATCAGCTTCAGCACGAGGCTGAGAACCTTATGCTGCTGGCCGGCGTGACGCCGGATGGTAGCAACTTGTTCCAGTGGACCCAGGCCGTTTCTCGCGGGGGCATCTGGGTCGATGAACTGACTGGGACCGGCGATCTAGCGGTAGCGACTTTGGACGCTGTTTTGCCGGCCCTTCTCCGCGGTATGCGGATTGGTGCCGTCGCCACGGCAACCAACACGGTCACGAACCCCAAACTGCGGGTGATGAACCTCGGTTCGACGGGTGCTTACGTCGATTATCCGATCCTTAAGGATGACGGGTCGGTTCCGCCTGTCGGCTTCATCAAGGCCGGACGCCGATACCGCTATGAAGCCGATGGCGCGGGGGGCGTGACGCTTCTGAGCGGTCTAACGCTGTCCGATGTCGCCACCAGTGGTCAGTTCCCGGTCATCCTCCAGTCGCCGACCCTCTACGTCCGCACGGACGGCAACGACGCCAACGACGGCTCGGCCAACACTTCGGCCAAAGCGTTCGCCACGATTGGCGCGGCGGCTGCCTACGGGAAAGCCCGCTACTACCTTGCGGGTGTCGCGCTCACCATCCGGCTGGGCATCGCCGGCACCTACGCGTTCCCGGGCAACGTCGATTGCGGCGGCGGTTCGATCAACATCATCGGCGATGTCACCAGCCAGGGCAGCTACATCGTTCAGGGCTCCGGTCCGTCGGGCGGAGCGTCCGCCCTCATCGCCTCGGTTAACGGCTCGCTGAACATCAGCGGTCTGACCATCACCAACACAGGGACGATTAACTCCTGCGTGGCGGCCGCAGGCGCAGGCTCGCTATCCATCGCGAACGTCACGCTGGGCACAACGGTCAACGGCTCGCCCTCGCTCGTCGCGGCCTATGCCGGCGGCAACGTCACGATCGGCGGCGGCTGCGTATTCGCAGGCAGCGCTGGCGCGGCGATGTTCGCTTCCTCGGCCTACATCACGATGGCCGGCAACATCGGGCTGGCGAACAACCCGAACTACACGACCGGCTTCTGCGTGGCGACTGGCGGCGGCGTCTGGAGCCTGAGCGGATCCTTCGGGTTCACCAGCGCTACTGCGACCGGACCACGGTACTTCGTCACGACGAACGGTATCATCAATACGAACGGAAGCGGCGCGGGGTTCTTCCCCGGGAGTGCGGCCGGATCAACTGCGACAGGAGGCCAGTATGTCTAAGCCGTTCAACCCGAGCGACTGGTATTGGCTCAAGCCCGACAGCGCGTCGGTCTACAGTTCCCGGGCGCAGACGATAATTGCCACGTCCGACGATGCGTTCGTGGCATGGTCGGCGGACGGATCGCAGCCGACGTTGTGGCCCAGGGATGAAGACGGGTCACAGACTGATGCCGCCCTGAACGACGTGCTCGCTTCCTATGGCATGGCGATGGCTGGCTTCACCGCCGTGCCGACCAGCGTGACGAGCGCGCAGGCCAAGATCCAGCTTCGTCGTGCCGGTCTTCGCGATCAGGTCGATGCCGCCATCCAAGCCGCCGGGGGCGAGGTTCTTGACTGGTTCACAGATGCCCGTGTCTGGGAGCGCAGCAACCCCAATGTCGCTGCCATCGGCGCCGGGCTGAAGCTGGGAGATGCCGACATCGACGGGCTGTTCATCGCGGCTTCAAAGATCGCGGCCTGATCCCTCGTGACCCAAATCCTCAACCTGCCCCTTCTCAAGTTCGCGATGTCCATTGCGAACAATGAAGATTGGACCGACGCATGGGCCTACGTCGATGAGGCGGGCGACCCGCTTTCTCTGGCTGGCATCACGCTCACGATGATGCTGCGGGAGCGCGCCGAATATCCTACCGCTCAAGTCATCGCATCCAGCGTTTCCGGATCAATCAACGGTCTGCCTCAAAACGGCTCGATCACCTCAGGTGGTGACGGACTGAACGTGGTGGCCCTGGCCATCCCGCGGGCAACTGTCTCTCGGCTGGCGCCTGGTGACTACATCTTCGAGGTCCAGGCGGCAGGCGAAGGCGTATTCCGGAATATCGCGACCGGTCCGGTGACGGTCCAGTCCGGGGTCGTGCGATGATCACTAGCGACATCATGGTCCTGCGACCTGCCGCTCAGAATGTCCCGCCTGGCGTATCGCTACCGGCCGGGCCGCGAGGGCTGCCGGGACCGACCGGGCTACCGGGGCCGCCGGGTGAGACCCAAGACATTTCAGGCAAGCTCGATGCGACCGTGGCTGCACTGCTGCTGCTCCTGGACGGCCTTCCAATTCTTCCTGCCAGCCCTTCAGCCTATCCCGCCGCCGGGGGGCTCTTCCGTGACGCTGATGCCAACGGCTACCGCCTCGTCCGCATCCTCCCTGCGAGCTGACATGAACCGCGCTGTTTTTCTTGCGCTTCTGGCGCTCATCACAGTTCCGGCTGCGGCCCTTGATCGGGGTCCGCCTGCTCAGCGATCTGGGCCGATCACCGTCACTGGTTCTGGTGTATCGACGATTCCCGTCTTGGCAGTTCCCGGCGGCCAGGCCCTGAGCATCCAGCCGACCGCCAACCCGTTCAACGCGCTGACCTCTTTCGCTCTCAACGGGATCACGGTCTCAGAGACAACGCCCGAATTTTTCCATCAGGCGAACTGCTACTCGACCAAGGGCGGCACCAACTCTGGGGCGACGGAATATCTCGGGTCCAAGATCTGCGGGTTCATCGGCATGGCCGCTGCCCCAGGAAGCGGCCCGGCCGGCGCTCTCAACACGGTCCTGTCGCTAGGCCCTGGACCGATCAATCACCACGCCATCAATATCGAAGCCGACACCAACAACGTCAGCCAGCACTTCTCGGATGGCAACCTGACCGGCGGCGCTGGTGATACGCCCATCGCTGCCGACATTTACCTCTCGGGCGCGACCGACAGCAACCGCTATCGCCTCTCCGGCGCGATCCTTGTCAATGGAGCTGCTGGCGGCCATGCCCTCAACCGAGGCTTGGCCTTCTACAACGGCACCGTGAACAAGAACGTCATCGAAGACACGATGACGGCGGGCGGGGCCGGCTATCTCATGTCGGGGTCAAAGGGCATCGGCATCGACATGGGCGCGATGACGCCCACGACTGGCTTCGCAGTCCGCCTGCCGAACAACGCCATCCTCGGTGCCTACAACGCGGCAGGAACCTCGACGCTACAGGTTCTGAAGGTAAACCCTTCTAACATCGTCGAGATCGCTGCGGGCAGCACGTCCTCCTTCCCGATGTCTGCGAATTCTGCGCTCCAAGTCCGCGGCCCAATCTCGTCGGTGGACGGCGTCAGCTTGACAAGTAGCACCTCGGACGGAGCGACAGCTAAGCCACTGGAACTGCTTGGGTCCTCGGTTCAGGTTACGGCACCTTTGATCCTTGCTGGCAGCGCAAAGCTTGCGGGTCTCACGGTATCCAGTCTGCCGACATGCAACACGGCTGCCAAAGGCACGATGTACTACGTCACCGACGCCACGAGCCCGACCTACAACGGGGCTCTGACGGGCGGCGGGGCGGTTGCCGTGCCCGCGTTCTGCAACGGCAGCGCCTGGACCGCCCACTAGCGCCCACCGCCGTATCTCACCCTCCACTCTCTCACCCTGCTCGCCGGGAGCCTGACGCATGGCGACGCGCCCTTGGGTTCCGACCGACTACGCCACGACGAGCACCGTCCCGAACGCGCTCGCGGCGTGGCACGATCCGTCGAACGCCAACAGCATCACCCAGGTTGCGGGCTCGCCACCGACTGTTTCAAAGGATGCAGACCTAGGGCCGAACGGCTTCGACGAGCTTCAAATCTCCTCGGGCAATGCCCCGCAGTTCACGGCCAGCAGCCTGAACGGGCTTGCGACCGAGCACTTCGGCAACGGCACCTTCCGGCGGTTTTCGTCAACCCTGCCGGGCAATGCGCCAATCCGTTCGTTCGTCTGTCTGGTCAGCTATGCGGGCGCCGGCACTTCCACCATCTACGGCGCCTCCGTCTCCGGCGGCCTGCAGTGGCGTATCGACGGTGGTACGCCGCAGCTTCTGAAGCAGGGTGTGGCCCTGATCGGCCAGGGTACGGGCGGGGCCGTTCCATCGGGCGGCGCGTGGTCGATCGTCACTGCATCCTACAACCAATCCACCGGCGCATGGAGCTTCCGGGTCAACGGTTCGGCGGCGGGCAGCGGCACCAGCGTCCAAAGTCTCGTCTCGTCGACAACGATCGTCGCCCTCAACACCGCGACCGGCGGCGAGGGCTGGGGTCGCCCGATCGCCGAGCGCATCGGCCTCAACTCCGATGCTGTCGCCGACCTTCAGTACGCTGAAGGTTACATCGCCTGGAAATGGGGTCAGCAGGGGAGCCTGCCCGCTAACCACCCCTACGCGGCAGCCGCTCCGACCGTCACGACGGCCGACACGGGTGTCTCCGGCGCCTTGGCATCAACGGAAGCGCTTGATACCGCTTCTGTCACGGGGACGATCGCTACATCAGGCGTAGTGGCGGTGACCGAGTCGCAGGATAGCGCGGCTTTTGCCAGTTCGGCTGCGATTTCCGGCTCGCTGGCCTCGACTGAGGCGCGCGATGCCGCTTCGGTCTCCGGGTCAATCACAACTTCTGCGGCCTTGGCGACGACCGAGGCGAGTGACACGGCCGCGGCGACCGGTTCCGTGGCCATTACTGCAGCCCTGGCGGTCACCGAGGACCCAGACACCGCCAACATCGCTGCGCAGGCGACCACGAACGCGGCGCTCGCCGCATCGGAGCCCGGCGATGCAGCCGCCGTCACGGGCGCTACCGCAACGTTTGGCGCGCTCGTCGCCACAGAAGCCCCAGATACTGCCAGCCTTTCAGCAGGCGCGGCGATTTCTGGAAGCATGGCTGCTACCGAGGCCGCGGACGCGGCGGCAGTCGCTGGCCAGACATCAACGCAGGCTGCGCTCTCAGCGAATGAGGCACCTGATACCGCCACTATCACCGCGGCGGCGACCAATCCGGCCAGTCTCAGTTCTACGGAAGCGCGCGATACTGCGGTCCTTGCTGGCCAGACCTCGACATCCGCCACGCTGGCGGCAACCGAGGCTCCGGACGCCGCCAACTTCTCGGCCGGCGCCGCAATCTCTGCCAGCCTCACCGCAACGGAGCCGGTAGACAGCGCGACGGTCTCGGGTCAGACCTCGACCAGCGCAACGCTGGCAGCAACAGAGGCTCCTGACGCAGCCGCCTTCGTTCAGAACGTCGGCCCCCCGATCTCGGCTACGCTGGCTGCAACGGAGGCTACCGACACCGTCGCGGCTTCCGGCAACGTCAGCACCAGCGCGACGCTGGCAACGAGCGAAGTAGCCGACGCAGCGGCGATCACTGCCACGAGCCGAACGCTCGGCACGTTTTCTGGCACCGAGGCGTCGGACGCTGCCTCAGTTCTGGGTTCAACCCAGACTGGCGCTGTTCTCGCGGCGACAGAAGCCCGGGATCAGGCCAGCGCCGCCGGCAATACCTCAACCAGCGCGACGCTCGTCGCTTCCGAGGCACGCGATACCGCACAGGTCTCGGTCTACGCCGCCACCATGGCGGTGCTGGCCGCGTCCGAGCCAATCGATGTCGGCGCCTTCGTTGGCTATTCCGGCACGCTGGCGCCCATCACAGGGCAGGTCGCGGCGACCGAGTCTCCTGATGCCTCACACGTGCTCGCGCGCCTCTACGCCCGTCCTGACGTGATCCTGCCGGGCATCCTGCCTGAGCGCATCGTCATGGCCGGCTCGCTTCCCCCAACGGTCGTCCTGACCGGCCGCCTACCGCACTAGGAGCACCCTATGCCCGTGAACTACCCGGCTACCGTGGCGACGCCGCGGCTTCAGGTCATGGCCGATCTCGTGGCCGGAAAGACCATCGCTGCGGCGACCGGCACCGCCACGGCGGGCTCGCTCGTCATCGGCACCTCGGCGCTCTCCGGCGCAACCGGTGTGTTGGCTACGATCGCCCTTCCGACGACGGCGTTCACGGTCAGCGGCAAGGTCGCGACCCTTCAAGGTGTGCCGCTCAGCGCCACTGCTTCGGCGACCGGAACGGCAGCCCTCGCGGAACTGCGCAACAACTCCGGCACCGTGATCGCATCGGGCCTGACTGTCGGCACCACCGGGACCGACATCGTGCTCGGCAGCACGGCGATTTCGAGCGGGCAGCAGGTCTCCATTACGAGCGGCACGATCACGGCTCCGTAGTTAGGGCGAGGCCATGGCTCTCATCACGAACACGGCAACGGTCTCCTTCCCGTGCGGCAACGCGCGGGCTTGGGAGATCCCGGTCACGAGCGCCGGTGGCTTTCCCGCGGACCTGACGGGCTGGGCCGCAGAATGGACGCTGGGCATCCCCGAGAACCCGGTTTCGCTGGGGCTCGGTATCGGATCCTACGTCGCTCCGCAGATCTTCGTGCTGAAAGCGACCGGCGCCAACCTCGACATCGTCACGATCAATGGCGCTTCGAGCCTCCGGTTTGATCTGGCCTATGCCGACACGATCGGCCTGACGCCTCGGCCGTACTGGCAAGAGGCCGTCGTCATTGACCCGCAGGGCAACCCCTACACGGTCAGGGAGGGCAAGGTGAACCTGACGCCGTCTTTGCGTGCGCTCCACCTGAGCGCCGCGGATCCGATCCCGCTGTCTCTCCCGGCAGAGGATAGCTTTGCGGTCTGGCAGGGCGACGACACCCCGCCGAAAGTGTGGAGCTTCGGACCAGCCGGTGCGCCTACCGATCTCACCGGCTCGGCCTTCATGCTGACCGTGACAGGGGCGGCTACGATCATCTCGGTTCTGTCCGGCGACCCGGGCAGCGCGCTCTCGATCGACATCCCGACCGGCACGGTGTCGTGGAACTACACCAAGGTTCAGAGCCTCGGCATTCCCGGCAACGGGGCGACCTATCAGCTCCACCGTCTCATCGCTGGTACGACCCAGCTTTGGGCGCACGGCAGCGTGGCTGGGCTGCCCCCGTGACCGGCGGCCCGTTCCGGACGCCTGTGGTTCGCGTTCCTGCGCCGGTCTCGGTGCCGGTCGTGCGCGTGCCGGCGCCGACCATGCCAGCGGTGGTGCGCAGCCAGTCGCTGGGGCCGATCGGTCCGGCGGGAGGCGCCGGCCCCCAAGGCGCCCCGGGCGACTATGGCGCCATCCGCTACGACGAGGTCAACGCGACCCCGTTCAGCCTGACGCCCGGCGTCCCGGCCCCATTCACGCTGGCCGCACCGGTCACCAACACCGACAGCCTCAGAGGGCCGTTCGCCAGCTTCATCTTCCTGTCCTCGGATGGCCGAACCCTCCACGCCAGAGCCAACGGTGACGTCTACCTCATCCGGGCCAGGCTGGCGGTGGTTTCATCCATCGCGGGCGGATCGTTCTCAACGGACCTCGTCATCCCGGGCGTGAGCGCGACCAGTTCGACCCGGCCCCGCAGCTTGCTCAAGCAGGCCGGCGCTGTCGAGATCGTGGACGAACTGTTCGAGGCGTTCCCCGGGGCGGGCTTCGTGAACAACGGGGCCACGCTGATGCTGACCTCCAGCGTGCCCGTCATCGTCACGCCTCAGACCCTGTTCGTGAAGCCCCTGACAGCGGTCTAGCCCATGCCCGTCGTCTTCTTCGACACGAATGCCCTGTACATCGAGGGCTATCGGGACTCGTTCGTCGCCGGCAGCCTCGCCGCAGATTACACGCCCATCGGCGTAGGCGTGCGCGTTCTCCACGGGACCGACTACCTCGTCAACGACGCGTGGCAGAACTACACGCGATCGGGAGGCGGCACCTTTGCCTCACCCGACGACCTGATGGCTTACCTGACCGCGCAATTTGCGATGCGCAGGCCCGTGGGCGAGACCTTCGGCGTTCCGGCAGTAGCGGGCGCGGATCTCATCCAAGGCCAGCCAGTGGCCGTTTCTCGCGCTTCAGGACAGCTTCTGCCGGCAAGGGCGGACACCTACACCCTAGCGTTCGTGGCCGGGGTGGCTCCCGCCGATACGACGCAGGGATTTGCGACCCAACCCGCGCACGGGGCAATTACCCTTCCGGACTGGTCGGCGATGACGGGCTCGGCCGCACTCTCGGCTGGACAGCTCTACTTCGTCGGCCCGGGCGGCGGCCTGACCACGACGCCCCGCCTCGACATCGCATGCGTCGCCCGCGTCGGTCTCGCGACGACGCCCCAGACCCTCGTGGTTGAGCCCTCCACCCCGATCATTCTCTGAGGAGATCAGCATGGTTCAGCGCAAGCCCCTCGTCCTCGGCGACGATGGCCTCCCGCAGCAGCTTCAGTCCGGGGACACGATCTCCGCGCCGATGAATGCGCCGTCGCTGCGTAGCGCCACCAACGGCGAAACCTCGACCGCGCTTCCGTTCGGGACGCCGGTCTACGCCTCGTCCGGCACGGCGGTGAAGCGCGGCCAGGCCAACGCCAAGGCCACGTCCAAGCTGGTCGGGCTGGTCTACGACGCCTCCATCGCGGCCGGGGCCAACGGCAGCATCGCGCAGGGCGGGATCCTGACGGGCTCCACTGCGCAGTGGGATGCGGTTGCCGGCACGACGGGCGGCCTGGCTGTCGGGGCGTTCTACTTTCTCGACGCAACCAACCCCGGCAAACTGACGGCGACGGCCCCGACCACATCCGGTCTGGTGAATGTCTGCGTCGGCTCGGCTCTGTCCTCGACCGAGCTTGAGGTCGACATCGAACTTCCGATCCTGCTGTAGGGTGGTGATCCATGGCCGTCCGCAAGCCGGTCGTCATCGGATCTGATGGGCTCCCGCAGCAGCTTCAGGCGGGGGACACCCTGCCGAGCCACGCCAAGTTCACCGGTACGACGACCACGGCGTTCGCGATCAGCCTCGGCGCCACTCAGACGATGGTGCTGACCGTCGCTCCAGTCATCACGGGTGACGTTCTCGCCGCCGGGGAGGACATCTCCCTACAGCCGAATGGCGCCCTTCCGCAAGGCATCAACATGGCCTGGTATTTCGTGTCGGGTCAGAACCAAGTCTCAATCGGCTTCACCTCGTCGTCGCTCATCAACGTAGCGCAGTCGATCTCGTGGCGGGTGACGGCTCAGCGGTGAGGCTTCGTGTCGAAGCTGATGACATAGGGGCCCTCGGGCTCGGCCGGCTTGGTGATCGTGTAGGACGGCCGCGCTTCAATCTCTTCCGCCTGCCGCCGCATCAGCTCAACGTAGCCCCACGCCGTTTTCGGGACGACCTCCATTCGGGCGCTGAGGCGCAAAGCCTTCTCAGCCTCGGTCTGCGGGTGAGCGATCACCTCAAAATGGGCCTCGAAGCTCGACAGGTGGGCGACAATCTTCTGCCGAGACTCTTCGGTGTTCGGGGTCAAACCCTGCCCCATGATGAACTCGTAGATCTCGCTGGCAACTGCCTCTCGCAGTTCGTCGGTGGTCATGTCGCAGAAGTCGGTCATAGCCACCACTCGTCCTGCAGCCTCGCCAAGTTCCACCCGAGCAGCATCGTCGATACGGTCAGAACGCAGATCTGAAGCGCGATCATTTCTGATCCTCCGGTGTGCTGAAGGCTAGCACGCCGCGCGTCTCTGCGCACACCTCTCCCCACCCCAGGAATACCGATGCCGGATCTCTTCACCGCGAAGACGATGATCCTCGGCCCGCGCTTCATGCACGACGTGGGCTGTCAGGATTTTCAGTCGGCCGGATGCTTCGGCAACCTGGGCTTGGAGAGCGGAGGCTACCTCTATCTCCAAGAGATAGGGCACCACCACGGCCACGGCGGCTGGGGCCTCGGCATGTGGACCGGCGCCCGCCGTACTGCGATGCTGAACTGGTGCGCTGCGCACAAGTTCTCGCCGTCGTCCGACGAAGGCAACTACGGTTTCCTGCTCCACGAACTCCAGACGACCGAGGCCGGAGCGCTTGCCGCGCTGAAGCGCGCTCGGACGCTTGAGGAAGCCACCTCTGTCTTCATGAGCCGGTTTGAGCGGCCGGGGAAGCCGAACCTGCGCGGGCGCCTCGCCTACGCGCGGAAGGCGCTGACGGCCATTCGGATGGGCCTTGGCTCACATCAGGCGGGCTTGGCAAAGGCCGCTGCGCCCACCCCGGCCCCGCCCCCACGCGCTCGCCGCAAGCCCATCGCCGACAAGCACAGAGGGCATCACTGATGGCCGAGATGTCCGTTTCCGACATTCAGCGGGCGCTGATCGCGCGCGGGTACGAGATCGGCAAAGTCGATGGAGACGCCGGACCAAAGACGATCAAGGCGCTTCGGGCTTTCCAGAAGGTCGCCGGCCTCGTGCCGGACGGAATAGCCGGTCCCAAGACTGTTGCCGTCCTCCAAGCCAACGATATCAGCCAGCGGCGCACCGCCACCGATCAGCCAGCTTGGCTGACACTCGCGGTCGCCGAACTTGGCACCGAGGAAGGCGCCGGCAAGAAGAACAACCCGAAGGTCGTCGCCTACTACAAGGATGCCGGCTTCCCGGGCATCAAGAACGATGCCGTGGCGTGGTGTGCGGCCTTCTGCAACGCCATGCTGCATCGGGCCGGGCAGAAGACCTCGGGCAGTCTAGCAGCTAGATCATTCGAGAGCTGGGGCGTTGGATTAAAAGCCCCTGTTCTCGGCTGCATCGCCACGAAGAAGCGCGGCACCGGATGGCAGGGGCACTGCTTTTTCGTCACTGGTGCCAACAAGACCGAGGTCTTCGGCATCGGCGGCAACCATTCCGACGAGGTGTCAACCGCCTCGTTCAAGCGCTCCGAGATCACCGCCTACCGCTGGCCCTCCGGTGTTCCGATCCCGACACAGCCGAACCTGCCGACGACGATCGCGGGGGCGAAGAGCGGCGTCAAGGAAAGCTGATGGGCGGCTTCAACCACCCCGGCTGGCCCCGCGCCTACGCCATCCTTCTCGCAGTGACCGTCACGTTCGCGATCCTGCTGCTGATCGCTCCGAATGGTGGGAGGTAATTATGGCAGAGAAGCCAGAACCCCTGAAGCCGGTTAGGCCGCCTCGGACTGCCAAAGAGCGAGCCCAATGGGGGCGCATGAAGCCGCCGGTCTACGAAGATGGGCTCGGCAGGAAGGTCGGCGGGTGGCTCGCAGGCCTGCTGACGATTTGGAAGCGATGACCCTGCTCAGACATGTTGAAGGCCCGACACTTTAGCGAGCGCCGGGCCTTCATGGCAGGGGCGGCAGACGCGCTAACGCTGGCCTATCCCAAAAACCATCACCTTCAATTCCGGACCGACTAAGACGAGAACCAGAAGCGACAGCCCCACACCTCTTTGCATATCACCATTAAAGTCACATGCAAATCTTATGGGCTAAAACTTGGCTGGCACGGCAGGAGTCGAACCTGCGACCCGTCGATTAGAAAGCGACTGCTCTATCCGGCTGAGCTACGCACCATAAGATCAGAGCGGCCGAGGTGGGCTGGGGTGATCAGGTCCCATGTTCCCTCGCACTCGCACCCGCGATTAAGCGCGCCGCACTGACCTCCCGAACATAGCATTCAGCCCATTGAGCACAAGCGGGCTTGCGTAAGCCGAAACCGGCTTCTGTTTTACATAAAACGTGAGTTGAGGTTGCCGGTCTTTCCCGGCTGTCAGACCTTCTGCAACCCAGCAGTATCCGGCTCCTAACGGAGACGGGCGGACTCGAACCAACCACAGCTTGCCTCCGGTCAATCGGCAAACCGAGGCCCGAACATAGCATTCCCGAGCCGGCCGGGCCAGCCCCTATGCTCGAGAGAATGGCCGAGGAAATCGGCCTCCCGCCTAATTCGATCAAGCACTTAGGCATCTTTTAGCCTCGAGAGGAAATCACCCATGTCCCGCACATTCGTTCGGGCGCTGGCGCTTGGCTGCGTCGGCGTCGCTCTCTCCGCGTGCAACCTGACGGCCTCTCAGGGCCAGATCGATGCCGGCCTCGGCGCTGGCGTGACCACGCCTTCCGGCCTCTCCGGCATCGGCCTCAGCCCTGCGCAGGTGACCAAGATCACCACCGTCATCAACGACGTCCGCACGGCGACCAAGACCGCCTGCGGCTTCCTCCCGACCGTGACCTCGGTGACCAACATCATCGTGGCGCTCAACCCGGACGTGGCCTCCGTCACCGTGCCGGTGAGCCAGGTGGCGAGCTACGCCTGCGCGGCCCTGAACAAGACGGCGCCGACCTCCTACACGGCCGGCGAAGCGCCTGAGAAGCCTGCCAAGAAGCCCTCGGCCAAGCCCGCAGAGCCGAAGGTCGGCGATGTCGTCACCGGCACGATCATCGTGAACGGCGTGCCCGTCGCGGTGACCGGCACCAAGACGAAGTGAGGCCCGCCATGGCTCGGAAATACCAGATCGCGTTGCCCTACCGGACCTCGTTCTGGGACAGCGCGAAGATCCGCATTGGCCTCGGCAGACCCGAGGTCCAGGCCGCGCTGAAGCGCCTGCCACCAGCGCTGGTCGCCAAGCTGCAGAGCGTCAGCCCGGCCCATCCCGTGGAGTTCAGCAAGGCCGACTTCGACGGCATTCCCGATGACCTCTGGGCGCAGCTCGCGCCGCACCTAGGCTGAGAGGACCACATGACCCTAGACCCGCAGACCATCTCGGCCATTCGCATCCTCCTCATGGTGGGCGGCACGTGGCTTGGCAATCACGGCTACGGCAATGCGAAGGACTTCGCGACGCTCTCCGACCCGGCGGTGCTTGAGGCCCTGCTTGGCCTAGCGCTCACAGTCGGCGGCAGCGTCTGGTCCTTGGCCTCTCGTACCCGCCTAGGCGTCCTGAAGTCGGCGTCCAAGGTGCTGGGCGATGGCGGGACCATCGTCACCGATCCGGACACGGCCTCAAAGCTCCCCAAGAACGTCGTGGGGTCGCTGGCAGAAGCGACCAACACGCCCGGATCCGCCATTCGCTAACCCATCAGCCGCCGTCGCCCGGCGAAAGGCGATGCAGCGTGGTCCGACCGCAAAGCCTGGCAGCGGACGGCCGGACCACTGACCATCCACCAACGCGAAAGGACCGCGCTAGCGATGGCTGAGCCCTTCCTGTGTCAAAACACCCGCCGACTGCAAGCTTGACGGATGGAACACATTTTCACCGCCGTAGCCGCCGAGGTCCCGACCGGCCTTCCGACTGGCCTGCCCCCAGGGGTCGCAGAAGCGGCGGTAAAAATCGCCAGCACCGATGGCATCTTGGGGCCGATCGTAGTGGTCCTAGGCTTCGCTATCGTGGCGATGTGGTGGGAAATGCGGCGGCAAAAAATGAAGGCTGAAGCCGACCGAGAGGCCACGCAGAAGGCCCACGACGAAGACCGCGACGACTGGCAGCGCCAGTTGCAATCAGAGCGGGACAAGCGCGTGGATGAACTCCGTAACGTCATCACAGCGCTGAACAATTCGACCGCCACCATGAGCGTCTTCGCGCAGACGCAGGCGGATCGGACATCCACCCTTCAGGAACTCGCCAGCAAGCAGGACCGGGTGTCGATTGCGGCCGGGAACAATTCTGAAATGTTGGACCGGAACCTTCGGGAGTTCCAGATCCGCATTGGGGAACTTTCGTCCCTCATCCGCAGCTTCATCGGCAACGCGCACCTACCGAATAACGGAGGTGGCTGATGGGTTTCCGAGCCATGCTCGACGCTTTCCGCAATCACACTCCTCTGCGCCGTCCAGAACGTCGGCGCCTTCAGCCCAGTGCTGCCAGCATAAAAGTTGAGGCGGATCTATCCGAGAACCGAGCTAAGGCCATGGACGCCAACAATCGTGCCTCCATGGGCGTTGTACTAGACGCGACACGGGCAATGGCAACCGAGGCCCGCATCCGCTTGATGCTTGGCGGGATGATCGGTGAGACCGACAGAGGCAAGGCTCACGATGATCGGCATTAAGCGTTTTTTGTCCAACCGGCTGACATGGGTGTCGGCTGGCTACCTCGTTATCTTCCACACCATCGCTCGCCTCACCCCGGATGCCACACTCGCCGAGGGCGCCAGGACGACAGTGGTGGCACTCGCGTTCATGGGGCTGATCGTTTACGCGAGCGTCGCCGTGCGCGCCTATCAGGCCGACCGCTGGCCTAATCCGCCGCTCCTGGCAGCCTTAGCGAACTGCCTGATCATGGCCGGTTTGGCGTTCGGCGGCCTGTTTCAGATCCTGTGGCGCTTATCCGACTTCGACACCGCCTTGGTGCAAAACGCTTTCTACAGCTTCTTCGTGACGCTGATCGCGGTCGGTCTCTTCATTCTGATCACGACGCCCAACCTGTTCGGGAAGGACGTTCCGGGATGGTCACAGATCCGTCTCGGCCTCGCATGGTCTATCGTGGTCCTCGTGATCGTCGGTCTGACCTACGCGTCCCCGGATTTGCGCTGGCTAGCCGAGGCGGTGAAGCCGACGCTGATCAATCCAGGCTGGCTATCTATTTTTTAACGATGCATCACGCCTGTCCCCCTGATCTCGGCATGGTCGTGATGTGGTCCTGTCTCGCAATGGGGGTCGGGCTCGTCATCGGGAACCTGACGAAGCTCTAGCCTCTCTCACATCGCTGTCGTTCTACCCAACCGCCCGGCCCAGCCGAGGCGGTTTCTTAATTTTTGCGGGGGGCAGCGTCGCTATCTCATCGCAACTGCTCACCCGGCGGCTTTCATCTGGCGTACAAGCTCGACACGGCGGCCTCAATTATACGGTCGGCCTCTGCCCTCTTTGCATCAATGTCAGTTACGACGCGCCACGGAAGCGTCGAGTGCGCTTTTCTGATGGCTCCTTTCACACTCGGCTTCGTTTCGACCCATATATCCATGCCGCCATTGGTGATTTGGTGTATTAAAGCGACGCCTTTTTCTTTGTATTTTGCCTGAGCATTCTTCATATATATGGCGTATCTGTCTGAAAAGTCCGCACTCTCGTAATTCATGTGCCTGCCTGTGGTATCTGACATTCGGAATTCCTCGTCTGATATCACGGCTTATTCGCGGCGCGAATAGCAGTCATGGCACAGGCTCAAGCTTACTTCCGGATCTCGTCCATCCCGATCTCGCGGACGATCTCGCGCCCGGCTTCGGTCAAGAACCAGTACGCCGCCCGCCCGAGCCGGCCCCCGTTCCGCCGGGTGACAAGCCCCTGCGCCTCCAGCACCGGCATCACGCTTGGATAGGCCCCGCCCCGCAATCCCTGTGGGTTCGCTGCACAGGCGCGGAGAGCGTCGAGTCGGCGCTTGGCGACGGCTGGGGTGACGGGCGGCATGGCAGCCGTCTACCGCGGGCGGGGAGGGGCGTGAAGGCGGATGCCGCCTCTGCGCTATCGCCGCTCAATGACAACCGGCGGCGCCCATAGTTTACGGCTTCGTGCGGCGGCGCGACGTGGGGGATCTCGTTCCTTCTCCGCTCTGCGCAGGATCTCTGCGAACGCATCTGCAAGTCTCATGGCCGCTGCCCCTGCTTCCCTACTCGGCTGTCGAAAGCGACGGGTCGCGGAGCTGTCCGTCCACGATCAGGCCAGTTCGTTCCATCGAGGCGTACAGCTCTGCCGCCATCCGCTCGGGAGTGACGTTCGGATCGATCCCGCGCTCAATGTGGATGTGGTCTACCTTCACGGCGCCGTCGAACAGAACGGCCGCCAGCCGGTCAAAATGTGGGGTATTACTCACGAGTTCGGTTCCTTTCCCCGTGATCGAACTCAGCCCTTCTGCTTGTCCCGGATTCCGAACCGGTGTGAAATGCGGCCGATCGGATACCTCTCGACGGCATCGCACATCTTGTCTAAAGCGTCGGGACCATCAAAGAACGGGCGCTTTTTGCGCTCCTCTTCTTCCCGTTCACGCAGCTTTCGATACTGTTCGGCGTTCAAAAGTCCCATCAAAACCTCCGTTCGATCTCTTTCCCCTCCGCGCTGTTCAGACCACGCGACGCGGCCAGCGCGGGTAGTGCCGCGAGTTATCGATCGGGGCCGGTGGGTCGATTTTCCGGAGGAGGTAGCTGCGGCTGTCAGTGCAGTACCAGCGCATGTACCGGACGAAGGATAGGAACGGCCGGCTGTGCTTGTGCGGCTGCTTGACCGCTGACCGCAGGGGCCACTCCCTAGAAACCCATGCCCGTTCGCTCATCGTGCTTTCCCCTGTTCGACGGAGTTCCCGTCTGCCCTCTCCCCCGTTCCCCGCGATCCGCTGCGCACGGGGAGGGGCTACAGCTTGAACCGACCGCCCGGGTTGCGTAGCCCCGCCCGAAGGCGCTTTCGCGTCTCATCGGCGTCGCGCTGGATTTCAGCCGCACGGCGGGCTAGTTCGCGCTGGTCGTCGTCGACCACCCCAGCCCGATCATTTCGACCCATCCGATAGCCGTGCTCATAGGCTACGCTGGCGAGGTCGGGCATCTTGGCGCCGCCGAACGAGGCGCGATACCCGGCCAGCATATCGTCGGACTGCTCTGGTGTTGGGTTGAGTGGATCGAACGGTGGTTGATTTGTCATCCCTGCCATCCCTTCCGCCGCGCAGCCGCCCGAAGCACCTCCTTGGCCGGCTCGTACTTCCTGAGCAGGCGGACGCGGGTCTCTTCCGGCAACAAGGCCAGGCGCTCGGGGTCGCTGTTGTCCTCAACATCGGCGAGCTTCACGAGGATGGCGGGCAGACCGGCAACGTCCACGAGCCGCTGGATCCATTCGACATACGCCCCGGACGTGTCTGGCCTTGTCAGGTCCAACACGGCGTCGATCACTGCCGCGCTGAACCCCTCATCTCGAAGATTGCGGGCGCCGACCCATGTGTCCTCTATCGTGTCGTGCAGCCACGCGATCTGAAGCACCTCATCTCGGTCAACGTCAGCCTCGGGCGGGCACCTCTCTACGTGCCACCAAGCGCGGCTCGCGACACAGCTAAGGTGTTCAGTGTACTCGCGCCCCGCCTTGTCCACCTGCCCCTCATGGACGATGGTGGCGAACCGCTGGGCATCCGCTGCTGTCCTGCGGAGGGGAGGGAGGATTAGGGCTCTCGCGGTCATGATGCCTTCTCCCTGGACAGGGCCTCGCGGCCGGCGGGCAGATGCCCAAGGATGACGGCCTCCAAGGCGATCCGAGCATCGTCCCACGTCGTTCTTGCGCGATGGAGGGCGTTGCCGCTGATCCCCTCGCTTGCCTCTCGGCTATGCTCGATCGCGGCGTTCTCCAGCGCCTCAATCGCATCGGAGATGGCATCGGGCAGCCTCCCGCCCCGCCCCTCTGCTGCGGGGGATTGTGTATCGGACTGCATGTCAGATCTCCTTACGGCTGATTGAAGCGATACCCGCAGGCTGGGCAGCATTTAGCCGGCGAGGCGATTGCCACTCCAAGGCGGGCCTCATGGGCGGCCCGGAGGAGCCGAGCCCATTCGGGGTGCGGTGAGCCGTCCGGCAGCTTGTGCGGCCCGTTGTAAGCGCGCACAGCGCGATTGGCGGCAAACTCTGCCTCACGGCTCATGGCTCAGGTCTCCTCGGCTGTGGCGGGATGGGCGAGGGCGGCGCCTCGCGCGGACTCGGCGGCGTTGACATCCTCCCCGCCCTGAAGGGCGGTGATTCCTACCGCGGGCCAGGCCGTGAGGCCCAACCTCGCTTCGGCGGGTTCCTGGGCCGACGCCCCAACGGGCGAAGTGTGTCCACAGGCTAACCGGGCGTGTCCCGCCCTTGCGATGTTGATCGCCGCGACGTCGTCGGCGTTGGCCTCGTGCCCGCACGCAACGCACCGAAACACGGCTTGGCTCGCCCGGTTCGCGACGTCGACGTGGTCGCATTCCGGGCAGCGCCGGCTGGTGTTTGCCGCCGGCACTTTCAGTAGCCAACCGCCCCGCCAACCTTGCTTGTAGGCGAGTTGGCGGCCGAACTCGCCCCAGCCCTGGTCGAGGATCGCTTTGTCGAGGCCGGACTTCTGCCGGACATTCACGCCGGGTTGATCAACCGTCCCTGCCGCGCTCGCCGTCATGTTGCCGATCTTAAGGTCCTCAATCACGACCACCGCGTGGTTCTTGCTGATGGTCGTCGAGGCCTTGTGCAGGAAATCGGAACGGATGCGGGCGATGCGCGCCTGGATGCGCTGGACCTTCGCCTTGGCCTTCTTCCAGTTGCGGCTAAACCTCTCCTTCCGGGCCATCGCTCGTTGGCCCTTGGCCAGCGCGGCTTCGGCGTTGCGGAACGCGTGGACCGGCTTGATCACGGTGCCGTCCGATAGGGTGGCGAAGCGCGCCACTCCGACGTCGATCCCGACGAGGGTCGTCGAGGGGTGGGTTGGCGCCTCGACCTCGCGCTCGGTCTGGATCGAGACGAACCATTTCCCGGCCTTCAGAGAGACGGTGACCTGTCCGATCTCGCCCTCAACGAAGCGGGAGGCGCGATAGCGCATCCAGCCGAGCTTAGGCAGGTAGATCCGGCCGTTCGGCTGATCGAGCTTGACGCCTTGCGGATACCGGAAGGCGTCGTCCGCGCCCTTCTTCTTGAAGCGCGGGAAATCGGCCCGGCTCTCAAAGAAGTTGCGGTAGGCCCGATCCAAGTCCTTCAACGCCTGCTGCAGGACCTGGCTATGAACCTCCCTGAGCCAAGTGGTGGCGGGATCCGCCTTCCAGGCAGTGAGGTGCTTGCAAAGCTCAGCGTAGGACAAGCGCCTCTCGCCAGCGGCATGCCGGTTCTTCTGTAGGGCGAGCGCCTTGTTGAAGACGAACCGGCGCGATCCGCAGGACCGCCGCGAGAGCCTGTCCTGCGCGCCATCGGGCCGGAGTTCAAACCGGTATGCCTGGACGTAGAGCACGCGGCCTCGCTAGAACAGGCGGGCGAGGAGATCGCCCCACGTAGTCGAGACACATGGCTTGCCGTCGCTTGGCGACTGGCCAATCGTGATCTTGCCGCTCCGATTGATCATGACCCACCGGGCGCCCTTGTCCCAGATCACTGTATAGTCGTCGTCCGGCAGGCTGCCGTCATACTCACAAGCGAACCCGTTCTCATCGCGACGCTCTTTGTGCGCGGCGGTAAGGCGGGCGAGGATAGTGGCGGTGAGGGCGGAGCGGGTCTCGTCTGCCCGCTGGCGATGTGGCCCGTTCGCCAAACTGGTCAGCGAGGCCCCCAACGCAACACCAACTGTGCGCTCTGTAAGGGCCAGTTCATCGATCGCCTTCACGATTTCCTCCGGTAGTTCCCCTTCTGCGTCTGCGAGCCGTTCGGGGAGAGAGGCGGGGACGTTGGTGGGGGAGGGCATCAGTAGCTCCTCTCGTTGATCTGTTCCTGCTCAAGGAGACGCTGTTCCTCCCGAAGCAGATCGGTGAGCACGGCGACGATGTCCCTGGTCGGTAGGCCGGCGCGGGCAGCCAGGGCCTTCATGTGCCGCATGGCGCCCGACAGATCGCGCCGGGCCATCTCTTGCGTGGCGAGTTGGGCGATGGATCCGGGGGCGTTGGTCGGGATGGGCATCAGGCGACTCCATCAACAGCGAGCACCGTCACCCGGTAGCCCTTCTTCTGGCAAAGATCGCCGACAAGATGCTCGGCGTCGTACCCGCGCATGACATCGGCGATATCCGCCCCGCACCACTCGCGGACGAATGCGTTGGCTAGGGCCAGCCGAGCGCGGCTCTTCTGCGCATCTTCGACCGTGCTGTAGCCGGGGCTCTTCGGATCAAAGTCGGCAGCCGACGCCATGACTGTGCCGTCGCTTCTGGTTAGGATCGCGACCATTCCTGAGGGTGTGCCCATGGTCTACTCCTCCCCGCCTTCCGGGATTGATGAGGGTGGGGTGGGGTCAGGCAGTCCCCGCCCAGGTCCAGCGGGTGTGCCCGCCACCGCTCGACTTGGTGAGCGTGCCGGCCTTGCGATGCCGCTGGATCAGTCGGTCAACGAGGCGATGCGCAGGGGCGTCGCTCCCGAGTTCGACGAAGCAGATCCCCTTGGCTGCAAGGGTCATCGCACCAGCGGTGAACGCCTGCTCCCGCATCTTGCGCTCGACCTGGTCGATGACGTGTGGCGTGATCGTGAAACCGTAGACGGTCATCGGCTGAATGGGTTGGGCCATCTCGTCTCTCCGCAGGTTGTGAAGGATCAGCCGGGGTCTGTGCCGCGCCCGACCTGTCGGGGGTTAGGCGGGGGCGGATCCCGTGAGTAGCCTTCGACCAGCTTCCGTCAGCTCGGCATAGGAAGGGCGCCCGATGTCAGCGATGTACGGGGCCTTGATCAGCCCGGCTGCAGCGTGCGCCTGGATCGCCTTCTCGCCGCCTACGGTCTTGTATCGACTACCTGTCCGCCTTCCGAAGGTGACGGCGTTGTAGACCTCCCTAGCATCGACCTTCTTCAGGAACGGAAGGCTCGGCTTAAAAGGTTTATTGGCCATCTCGTTTCTCTCCTTACCTGTTAGTGCCCACAGGATGAGGCGCACTGGTCGATCCAGTGGGCTCCTCTCCGGCGGGCTGTGGTTGATGGGTTAGAGATGGCTCCAGAGCGAACGCGGCCCTCAGAGCCGCAGCCATCGCGTGAACGTCGGTCACTTCGAACGGCTCGCGTGCGAGGGCTTCCCAGCTACGCTTGTTGAACGCAGCGACTGCGGCTTCAATCTGCTCATTCGTTGGTTCAAAGCTGCTCATGGTGCAGCCCTCTTAGTGCCTCGCCGGATGTGGCGGTTCGGTTGATCCAGGGCGCCCATCACAGCTTTCCGTTGCTGACGACCCACATTGCAATGCCAGCCAAGGCCAAGCACGCCCCGGCCAGCTTAAGTAGAATGAATGCCTGCGATAAATCGCTGAAAGGTATGAAATTGTACATCTTATGGGTCGCCTATTCGGGCCGATCCGCAGGGCACGGGAAACCATTACCGCTCATCTCAGTGCTCCATGTTCAGAGCACCTGAGGTGCTCAGGAGTTTTTCGATAAGATCTGCAAGTTCTCGATTGTACTTAGCGTTCTTTTTTCCGTCTAGTACAAGAGTACGAAGCTGAAGGGCACGCTCTCCATCGTGCATTGCCCCCATGCCACCGCCGCTTCTGCGCTCCCAGCACGCCTCAAATTCTGGCTGGAATAGTTCTACTGTCGCATCGAAGACGCGCGCATCATCGCGGAGCGCAGCGATGTGCCGCTTCATCATCTGAAGCTGTCGGTTGGTCAGCGGCACTCCCGCCTCCTCTCGAAGGCGGGCACAGCGACCCGCGGCTCTATGAAAACCTCTACCGGCCGTAAGCCCTGGCGGCTCAAGGGCGAAGTCGCGAAGCGATGCGTAGCACCCTTGAACCGACAGAGCGTCGGGCGATCATGAGGAGGCGAGCGCACATCTCCTCGCCGGGGTACTAGCCCCAACCTGAGCCGCGGCGTCACGCCTCCCTCCGCCGAAGCGGAGTTATCGAAGAGTGAGTGAGTATCTCCAACCGCGAGCTTGATGCTCTGCCTGACGGACCTCATCTCACTCTCCGCCCCTTGCGGGGAACGACTGGAGAGCGTCGCATATCTATCGGACAGGCTTGCTGCCTCAGGAGAGAACCTGCGTAACGCTCTCCGTCCCCCTTGCGGGGAACTTGTGAAGGGCGGGCGGCGATGCATGGTGACGGCACCAGCATTGCTGCCAGTAGCCCCAGTTGCATTGTCGCCGTCCCGCCCGACTCCCCCTTGCGGGGAACTGAATTCTACATGCCGCGCAACCTTACCACGGGTTGATCTTTGCCGGAACGAAAGTTTCGCCGCGCCAAGACTCGCGCTTACCTCCGTGGTCACCCCTGCGGGGGCCACAAGATGGGGTTCGTGAGAGGGCTCCCAAGGCTTCAAGGCGTGGTCACAGCCACACATTCCTGATCTGGGTAACCCGCCCCTCGGTTCTTGGCTGGCGCTTTTCCGCTGTCGGCTGCGGAAGCTGGTATCGGTTAGGCGGCAACCATCTCCTGGTCGCGCGCCCAACGGAATTCTGTGTTGTCCATCCACATCCTGTGGAGGACGACGGCGAGCTTGCGAGCAACCGCCACGGCTGCCCGCTGCATGCCGCGCCGCTTGGCCACCTGAAGGCCCCAGGCCCGGAGCCAAGAGTTCCGCGGCCCGCGCAAGACGGTCATCGCGGCCTCGACCAAGAGCGATCTCAGCGCTTCGTCGCCCGCCTTGGAGATCCGCCCGTTCACATTGATCTCGCCGGACTGGTTCTGCTTCGGCGTCAGCCCGAGCGCCGCCCCTACCGACTGCGAACTCGTGAACCGCTCTGGGATATCGATCGCACTCTTGAACGAGAGGGAGACCACCGGACCGACTCCAGGACACGTCATGAGCAGGCGACAGGTCGGGTCGTCCCGCGTGATCCGCAGGATCTGCTTCTGAAGCACAGCAAGCTGCGCCCGCATCGTCCGCCAGCACAGCAGCACCGGCTCCAGCAGGGCCGACAGGAACTCGTCCTCGGCGATCAATTCGCGGACCCGCTCCTCCCACTTGGGCCGCGTCACGACACCGAGTTTCAGACCGAACTGCCGGATGTTGCCGCGGACGAACAACTCCATGTCGATCATCTTGGACTGAACCGTCTTCCTGGCAGCCAGCAGAGCGCGCATCCGCTGCGCATGCTCCGACTTGACGTGGACGACGTGAGGCGTGCCGAAGACCATCATCCGAGCGATGCCCTTGGCGTCGTTCCGGTCGTTCTTGTTGGTCGTTTCCAGCTTGAGGAAGCTCTTCACCTTCCGCGCATCGAGGCAGAACACCGGCAGGCCCGCCCTGGCCAGCCCCGCGTAGAGCCACTGCGCCGTCGTGCCAGTCTCCAGGCCGACGCGGTGATAGGTGAGCTTGAGGTCGTGCAGGTAGAGAGCGATTGCCTCGAAATCCGTCTCGACTTTCGCTTGGGCGACGACTTTCTGGTCCTGGTTCATCACACAGACGTGCGTGAACTTCAGAGATACATCCAGCCCAACGTAATGCTTCATAGCGCAGCCTCAAGCTCGACAGAGTTGAGACTGACCGATCCCCCTGGAATTCCCTCTGTGAGGGGCAGGGACCCGTAGTCTGGACAAGGACTAGGGCGCCCTCGTCAGTATAACTCCACTCCCCCCCGATCGAAATACGATGCCGGGTCCGGACGGGCGGCCAAATCTGCTCGACGCCGGATGACGCCATTCTGCCACGAGGGCCGCTGTCGAGCAGATTGCTGGTCTGAACGTAGCTGTCAATCATGGCCTATGGAGTCCAACTACGCAGGGCACTAAGCATCCCATCTATCGGTATGGGGGCGACAACTCCCAAGCTTTTGGCTCGGGCTTCTCAGTCAAGCTATGTGGCAACCCACTGGCTTGGCGACTGAAGGCCGTGTCTCGGCCCAAATGCCCGTTGGTGCACAATCTTAGCCGCAGCCACATCACGATCTAGATTGCAGCCGCAGTCACAGCGGTGAACCCTTTCGCTCAGCTTTTTAAGCCTGATCATTCCACAATCTGGGCAAGTTCGACTGGTGCCGCGAGGATCGACCATTACGACTTCAGCACCGGCACTTTCAGCCTTGTACCGAACCATCTGGACGAGGGTAGACCACGCGGCGTCATGCACTGGTCGGGCAAACAACCCTTTCTTCAGCCCGGCCATGTTGAGGTCTTCGAACGCGATGCCCTGGTAGCGTGAGACCAAGGACCGCGAGAGCTTGTGCAGGTGGTCGCGCCGCTGGCGTGCGATGCGGCCCGACCCCGACGCGAGCCGAGCTTTCGCTTTCAGGCGACGCTTTGATCCGCGTTTGCACCGCGCCAAAGCACGCTGCTTCAGGCGCTGTGCCTTCTGCGCCTTGCGCGCGAAGCGCGGCGCCTCAACCGTTCCGCCGTCGCTCGTAGCAATTAGGCTGCTCAGCCCCAGGTCCACCCCGACCATGCCCGATCCGCAAGTCTCTGCGAACGCAGCGTCAACACAGAAGACGACGAACCATTTTCCCTGCTGGCGCGTAATGATGGCCCCCCCAAGCTTCGCATCGGCCGGCAAATCACGATGCCAGACGGTCTTGATGAGCCCCGGAATGCCGACCACGCCGATCCGGCGGTTCTGCTTGAGGGTCAGCCCGTCGCCGACTCGGAAACCTGCACTGTGAAACCGGCCCGCGGCTCGGAAGCGGGGGAAGCCAGTCTTGCGGCGGAAGAACGCTGCATACGTTTGATCTAAGCGGCGCAGCACCTGAACCAAAGCGGTGAACGACCAGCGAGCCAACCCACTCGGGTCCTCTGCGCGGCATGCCTTCAGCTCTCGCGACTGCTCGGCGAACTTAATGGACAAGCGGCGCCGCCGATAAGCCTCTATACGCTGCTGAAGGCCGGCATTGTAGAGCGCGCAGAAGTCGCGGAGCATCTCGTCCAGCAGGGCTGCCTGCTGAGCGGTCGGTCGGATCCGGTACTTGTAAGAACGGATCGGCATCGCCCTGCCTAAAAACGGGTACCTGATTGAAGTGGTAACGGGTACCTGTTACGTTGTCAATGCATTCGGGTACCCATTTGACGGACGGCAGCGTGGCGCGCGAGAAGTTCTGGGACGTGAATATCCGCCTGTCGCTCTGGTGGGATACGAAGGATCGTATTGCTGCGGTGCTCAAACAGGGCGAGGACCGGGTGAGTTTTATCCGGGACGCCATAGAGGATCGGATAGCTGGCCGCGGCGGTCCTGCCCCAGCTCCTAGGCCGGACGACGGGAAGCCCCATCCGTCGCTAGAAGCCCGCGAGCGCACCAAGCCCAAGCCCGACTAATCCCCCGTAGGCTCCGAACCCCTCGCAAACCCCTTCCTTCAAAACCCGACTGATCCTCTCCCTCGGAGAGGGCGGGGAGGGGCTAGAGGGTTTTCCGCTTGCATTGGTGGGCCCGGCCCTTGGCGAACATGTCCGCCACGTTCTCGACCTGCCGGCCCAAACTCAGATGCTTAGGGTTGCAGCAGCTCGGGTTGTCGCACGAGTGCATCACGACGCTGCCGTGGTGCTCGGGCACGTCGGCGAACCGGCCATTCTCCAAGGCGTTCACGAGGCGGTGCGGCAGATAGAGTTTGCCGTCGATCTTGAACCGCCCGTAACCTTTGTCGCCCTTGGCGCCGAGCCAGGGCCAGCAGGCGTTCGGTTCGCCTCGCTGGATCATTGACCAGAGGCGTCGCACGTCCCACGGCGCGAGGTCGGGCAGCGGCATGTTCCGACTGGTGGGGCGCAAAGGCTCCGCAGGCTTGGGTCTGCGGGCTACGATCTCCGCATATTTCACCGGATCAGTGAAGCACAGCTTCCGTTCCCGATAATGCCGGATGCTCGCCCGGCGCTCCTCAGGGGTCATGCCTTCCTCGCCCGAATTAGGCATACAAAATGACCAACAAAACAGGTCACAAATCGGCATACATTAAGGGCAACACTACCATTCCAACCAGCTGTGAGCAAAGCCGAATTAAATTGGGTTGAGCGGACACCCCTTCCGCCAGCATACACGGCGCTAAGTCGTTGTAAAACAACACTATCATAGGCCGTGGTTGACGTTAAGCCCGAAAAACGGGTAACTGCCCGTGCATCATTTCGGCATACACGGATCCGATGGCCGGCGACTACCTCGTTAAGCGCGACGGTGTGTGGCACTACAATCGCCGCATCCCGCTCAGCGTCGCCGATCTCGACAAGCGCCGGTTCGCGCGCCAGTCCACAAAAATTCGCATCGCCGACGATCCCCGCGGCACGAAGGCCCGGAAGGTCGCGGATCGGATCAACGCTGAGACCGAGACTTTCTGGAAGTCGCTGCTCGGTGGTCAGGCTGAGGAAGCGCAAGAGCGCTACGACTCGGCGCGGAAGCGTGCTCGCGGCTTCGGCTTCGATTACCTCCAGCCGGACGATATCGCTCGCGCCCCACTGATAGAGCAGATCGCCCGCTCGCGAGCCACCCGAGAGGTGCCGCAGGAACAGGAGGAGGCGGCCGTCGTCGCTACGCTCGGCGGCGAGCCTGTGCCGCGGTTGATGCTGTCCAGTCTGTTCACCGAGTTTGAGGGCCTGATGAAGGCCGCGAACAAAGGCATGTCGGGCGATCAGATCCGAAAGTGGGGCAACCCCAAGAGGCGCGCGGTGGCGAACTTCGTTCAGGTCATCGGCGACAAGCCGCTGGCGGACGTGTCCCGATCCGAAGCTCTCGACTTCCGGGCATGGTGGGAGGATCGCGTCATGGCCGAAGGTGTGGAGATCGCCACGGCCAACAAGGACTTCAGCCATCTGAACACCATGCTCAAGGCCGTGGAGCGCGCGAAGCGGATCGGGCTCGGGCCGATCTTCTCCGAGATGCGGATCTCTGGGGAGACGACCGGCCAGCGCACGGCGTTCCTGCCGGCCTACGTGCAAGACACGCTCTTGGCCGATGGTGCGCTTGGTATGCTCAACCCGGAGGCGCGCCGGGTGCTTTACCTTATCGCTGAGACCGGCCTCCGGCTCTCCGAAGCCTGCAACCTGACTGCCGAGACCATCCACCTCAACGCGCCGGTGCCGCATATCCAGGTGCGCCCGGAAGGCCGACGCATGAAGACGCTTCAATCGGAGCGCGACATCCCGCTGGTCGGCGTGGCGCTGATGGCGATGCAGGCGCAGCCGGACGGGTTCCCTCGCTACCGACACAAGGCCGATGCGCTGTCCGCTGCGGTGAACAAGACCCTGCAAGAGAATGCGCTGCTGCCGAGCCGGAAACACACGGCTTACTCGTTTCGGCACACGTTCGAAGACCGGCTGATGAAGGCCGAGGCCCCCGAGAAGATGATCGCCTCTTTGATGGGCCATAAGTTCCATCGCCCCCGCTACGGCCTCGGGCATGAGTTAGAGCACAAGCAGGAGTGGCTTCAGCGGATCGCCTTCAAGCCGCCGTCCAAGGTGTAGGCCTCAAGGATCCTGCGGGCGCGCTCGCGGGGGCTCTCGCGCCGGCGAGCCGCCTCCAAGTGGCCGATGAGGCTGTCGAGGATCGGGGCATACCGCTCGCCGTACCGCTCCACGACATAGGCCATGTGAACGACCTCACGCTCAATCTCCGCGATAGTCGGCTTGACCTGATCCCGCTCAGGCAAGCGGACGGACCTACCCATTGTCGCCTCCCTGGGTGTCTTGGCTTTGCGGAGATCGAGATGCGGCAGACATGCCGGCTGCAATCCGAGTGCGGGCACTGAGGTCTGCGTTCTCTCGTTCGTACTTGCGAACCGCCTGAATTCCGTCGACCGTGACCTCGACGGCCGCGAACTTCGTGCTGATCAGATCGTGGATCTGACGCACGATCTCGGGGTCTTCGACAGTTACGATGCCGTTAGCCCGAAGCATGAACTTCAAGGCGCGGTACTGCGCAGCGGTCAGAGCTTCACGCATTGTCGCTCGCCCCCTTGATCTTCGTGGAGCGGGGCTGAGCAATCATGGAGCAAGCGCGATTGTCTGGCTCTTGGTAGCGGTACTCAGGCTCCGCGACGGCGCTGTAATTGGGGGTGAACGGAGCCCCAGCCTCCTTCGCCTCGCCCCCGTCGCCGGTAGCCGAGCGCAGAGAGGCGATCTCGGCGGCGGCCGCACCAAACCCGAGCAACTGGATCGTCCCGCCTTCCAGCGCGACCCGAGCCCAAATGTGCCGGCGGATGATGGCCTCGATCTCCGCCAGTTCCCCTGGCGCGCGGGGAGGGTTAGCTGGCATCGCGCTTCTCCCGCTCGGCTCGGATGGCGGCCCCGCGCACCTTGGCTTCTTCCAGAAGCGGGGCGTACCTCTCGGATTGCTTCATCAGCGCAGCGACGAGGCGTTCGTTGCCCTCCTTGCTGTATTGACAGGGGCGACCGATCTGGGCGCCACCGGTCAGCTTCGCGAGGCAGATCGAAGCCGGCATCGGATCGGTCTCGCCACAGACCTTGCACTTACCGGTCATGGTCGTCTTACCTGTTAGTGCCCACAGGATGAGGCGCACTGGTCGATCCAGGGCTCCACTCTGCGCGCTGATTGAGGAACCGGGACAGCGCCTCAAAAGCGCGATACGTCTCGGCGACGGTGTCGTAGTGAAGCTTGATGTAAGGACCGCCTTCGCAACCAGAGTGCCCCGATAATGCTGGCCGTCCCAGAGCATCCCGCAACTTCTCAAGTTCAGTCACGACTCTGCCTTTTAGTGCCTTCCCGGAGAGGTCGCTCCGGTCGATCCAGTATGCTAAGTTGGCGGCATCCCCGCCGAAGGATGCGTCTGAGGCACCCCACTGGTTTAGGCCAGTGGGACCTCGCGCTCCTCAGTATGATCTTCAGCGCCCGCAAGTGATCCGATTGCGTTGAGCGCTTCAGCGTCAGTCATGTCACCGCGATTGACGATGTACTGGCTGTGGATCTGCCGAATGACGCTGAGCAACCGTTCGTTCTCAGCTTCCGCGTCACGCCAGAGAGCGTCTGTGATATTGGACAGTCCCACGCTGTCTATGGCGACACGGAGTGCATAGACTCCGTCTGTCAACCAGTTAGCTGCCTCTGTGTCCCCTTCCTCAACACGGTTTGCGAGCGCACCTTGCAAGTGAAGGCTGAGATTTCTCAGCTTCTGAATGATGGAATCGCCTGCGCTTTCGGTCACGTTGATGCTCATCTCAGTGCTCCATGATTAGAGCACCTGAGGTGCTCAGGTGTTGCCGCGGCTCTATGAAAACCTCTACCGGCCGTAAGCCATGGCGGCTCAAGGGCGAAGTCGCGCAGCGATGCGAAGCACCCTTGAACCGACAGAGCGTCGGGCGATCATTGGAAGATGAGCGCACATCTCCTGTCCGGGATAGAACCCCCTGCCTGAAGAACTGCGTCTCATCTCCCTCCGCCGAAGCGGAGCTTACGGCTGGCGAGCGCATATCTACACAACGGGCTATGACGCCCCGTTGGTCACTCTGCGTCTCACCAGCCCCCTCCGAAGAGGAGCAATAGAAGAGCGCGCCGAAATCTCCCTTCCGGCCTAGAAAGCCTGACGACCAGCCCTGGGTCGCGCTCTTCTCCCCTTGCGGGGAACTTATGAGGGGCGGGCAGCAGTGCGCGGTATCGGTCTCGACATTGCTGTCGAGCACCCCTGTCGCATTCACGCCGTCCCGCCCATCATCCCCTTGCGGGGAACTGAATTCTACATGTGTCGAACCCACAATTGGGGTTGATCGTTGCCGATAGAGAAAGTCCGTCGCACCAAGACTCGCGCTTACCTCCGTGGTCGGCTGGGCCGCCACAAGATGGGGTTCGTGAAGTGGCTCCCAAGTCTTCAAAGCGCGATCAGAGCCGCACAGACTGTTGCTGGGTAACCATCCCCTCGGTTCTTGGCTGACGCTTTTCCGCTGTCGGCTGCGGAAGGGGTGTTCTGCTAGGCTACGGCCGTCTCCGGCTCGCGTGCCCAGCGGAATTCTGTGTTGTCCATCCACATCCGGTGAAGGACCACGGAGAGCTTGCGAGCGACGGCGACCGTCGCCTTCTGCATGCCCCTGCGCTTGGCCACCTGTAGGCCCCACGCCTTGAGCCACGAGTTGCGCTTGCCCGTCAGGACGGTCAACGCCGCCTCGACCAGCACCGTTCGCAGCGCCTCGTCCCCGGCCTTGGAGATCCGGCCATTCACATCGACCTCGCCGGACTGATTCTGCCTGGGCGTCAATCCGAGTGACGCGCCCACGGACTGCGAACTCGTGAACCGCTCGGGGATGTCGATCGTGCTCTTGAACGACAAGGAGACCACCGGCCCCACGCCTGGGCAGGACATCAGCAGGCGACAGGTCGGGTCGTCGCGCGTGATCTTCATCACCTGCCGCTGAAGCCGAGCAAGCTGCACCCGCAGCGTGCGGACGCACTCGAACACCGGCTCGATCATCTCCATCAGGAAGGCATCGCCCTCGATCAGTTCGCGAACGCGCGCTTCCCATTTCGGCCGGGTGATGACGCCGATCTCGAAGCCGAACTGCGCGATCGTCCCGCGCACGTAGAGTTCCAGATCGATCATCTTGGTCTGGACGGACTTGCGTGCCGTCAGCAGGGCACGCATCCGCTGCGCGTGTTCCGACTTCACGTGCACCACGTGCGGCGTGCCGAACACCATCATCCGCGCGATGCCCTTGGCATCGTTCCGGTCGTTCTTGTTGGTGGTCTCCAGCTTGAGGAAGCCCTTCACCTTCCGAGCGTCCAGGCAGAGGACCGGCAGGCCAGCCTTGGCCAAGCCCATGTAGAGCCATTGCGCCTGAGTGCCGGTCTCCAGACCGACGCGGTGATAGGTGAGCTTCAGGTCGTGCAGGAAGAGGGCGATTGCTTCTGGATCGGTCGGCAGCTTGGTCTGCGCGATGACCTTCTGCTCCTGGTCCATCACGCAGACATGCGTGAACTTCCGGGAGACATCCAATCCGACGTAGTGCTTCACCGCTGAGCCTCGTGGGGTATGGGGTCGCTTTTGACGAGCCCGACCAGCAGATGTGCCGCTGGCTGTACCCTGAAGCCCCCAGACCACCATCGGTCCGGGTCAGCAGTGGAACAGAATTGATCGCGTTGCCGAGATTGCGGGGTCCTGCGGCCATGTCAAGCCTCCGTTCCTGGAGTCAGACCACGCAGGGCACTAAGCATCCCATCTCCTGTGCTGGAGGGCGTGGTGGGGAGTGGGCAGGCTTCGATCTGGATCATGCCGGCAAAGGTCGGCAGATCGGCGCGGTAGCCAGCCTCCAGGAAGGCCTTCCACGAGGCATAGCGGGCGGCGGATCGCGAGCGGGCGCGGATGACATGCGAGTCCCCGCGCCAGGTGATCCGGTAGTCGCGCTGAGACTCGCCGGAGAGCTTTTCGATGATGCACGCGCTCATGCCCGCTCCCCTTCGGTAGAGGATGAGGAGAGGCGGAGGGCTTCGACTGGCCTGTCTTCCTGATCCTGATACCGGCCCACGTAGGAGCGCTCCGGCGGCGCCAGCATCTGCTCAAAGATGATCTGAGCGATCGGATCGCCGGCCTGGATGATCAGCGTGCCGGCGCCGTGATTGCTGACCTCAAGCGTCAACCAGCCACGCCAGCCGGGCTCGATCACGGTGTTCTGGACGGCCAGTCCGCGTCGTGCCCAGGTGCTCTTGTCGGCGACGCGCCCAAGCACGTCACGAGGCATCCAGAAGTGCTCGACCGTTGAGAGCAAGGCGAACATGCCCGGCGCCAGCGCCACGCCCTGCTTGGTGCGAATGTCGTAGCCTGCGCAGGACAGGCCAGCGGTCATGCCGTTGACCTCGGTGCGTTCGATGAACGGCTCGACCACGCGACGAAGGCTGTGGGTGCCACCGGCCAGCCGTCCAGGGCGAAGGTCTCGGATCATCCAGTCGGGGAGGATGCTCATAGGAACCCCCGCACAACCCAAGCTGCTGCGAGGATCAGCAGCGGCGCGAACACCATGTCGGCGATGGGCTCAAGCGAGCCGCCCTTGGTGCTCGGGACATACCGATGCGTGAGGGCAGAGCCGACCAGCGCGACACCGATCGCTTGAGCAACTGACAGAGCTGGCAGGCCAAAAGTGCCGACCATGAACCACGCCCAGACGATGCTGAGGACGTAGCCGCGCCAGATGATGCCGACCGTGCAGACGGCCAAAACTGCAACGACAATATAGCCACTCATCGTGCAGCCCTCCTACGGGCGCCAGCAGCCCGGATGATCGGGTCGGCCTTCAGGGTAATTGAGGTGATCAGAACGAAGCCGAGCGCGGCTAAGACTGTGCATTCGAGAGGGGTCATGCTGCCCTCCGGGTGCTGGCTGCATCGGCTGCAGCGACTTCCCGGCTAAGCGTCTCCACGTCGGTGCCGAGATGGTCAGACAGGGCGCGGATGGCCTTCTCGTACCAAGCCGCGAACCGGTCCTGAGACATGGCCGCGAAGCTGATGCTGGCCGGCACGGGGTAGGGCATGCCGGTGAGGGCCGAGACGCGCGTCTCAAACAAGCCGGTTGCGAGTTTCAGGTCTTCCAACAGGACGGTGCTGTCGGCCCAACGGTCGGTCTGCTCCAACACGACGCTGAACAGGGCGAACAGCTTGCGGTGGTGAGCCGGATTGCGAGGCCGGCGCACGGTCAGCATCACGGTCGCGCCGACGGCGACCTTGTTCATGGCATCCTCAGCGTGCAGATCGGCGGGCACGAAGCCCTGCGCGCGCCGGATGAAAAGGCGGCCTTCCAGGTCCGTCGTCATGACACGGCTCGCGGCTTGAGGGCTTCGACGCGGGCGGTGACGAGCTGCTGAAGCTCGCGGCACTCGCTTTCGGTCAGGTCGAAGTCGCGGAACGCGTTCTTGCGCTCCTCCGTGTTCCACCAGCCGGCGAGTGTTGCCGTGTCCGGAGCATCCGCGATCCGCTTCTTGCAGGCGGCGACGAATTCAAGCGATGCTTTGTCAGGATCGCCCTCGTCTTCCTGCATCGCCTGGCGCGGGCCTGACTTCAGGTCGTCAGCCTCGTCCTCGCTGAAGGCGAAGCCGTGAAGCTCCACGAGCTTGAGGATGACGCGATCCTTGGCCCGCTTCTCGGCCATGGCCCAGACGTAGGCGGCCTGCTTACCTGAGACGCGGTAGTTGACGTTCACTAAGCACTCACCGATCGACCATTCCTGCTGATCGCCACGGCGCCCCGCGACCATAATTACGGCTTCGTCGCGCTCGGCCCGGATGATGGTTGGCAGATCGAACCTGATCTTGGCCTTCGCGGCGATGCGCTCCAACGTCTTGTGCGAGAGTACGGGTGTGCCTTGGACCTTCCAGACGTTGGACTCGTCGAAGATCTCGCCGAATTCCTTGAGCACGTTGGCGATGCGCTTGGCGGGGGTCATCGGGCGACGCGCTCCTCATGATAGGTCACGCCCGGCACGGTGCGGACGCTGGCGGCGCAAAGGCTCTCGACCGCCGTCTGAAGCATGCCAGCGAGCTGATCGGGCCGGTTCGCGGCGAACCAGTTCAGGACCGCTCGCCGGTCATTGATCTCGGCTCGGTAGACGGTGCGCAGGGTGACGGCGCGGGCGCCGCCGCGAGCTGCAGCTTTGTCCTTGTCGGCATCCTTGGCGAGGGCTTCGGCCTGCTTCGCTTCACCGGCCAGGCGCTCAGCTTCGATGCGGCCGGCGAGATCATCAACCGGCGCCGCCTGGAATGCCGCCCTGGCACGCTCAGCGGCCTCCTCAGCGGCTTTGCGGGCTGCGATGGCCTCGGCCTGCTTCTTTGCCTCCTCAGCCGCTAGCCAGGGCGCCAGAGCGCGCTTGCAGCACTCCATCGCCAGGATGGCTTTGCCCTTTACCGACTTGGTGTTGCCGATCAGGACGCCGTAGCGGGCCTGGATCTCGGCCTTGGCCTTGTCGTGCGGTTCAGCCTCGTCTTTGCGGCGCTCGTCGGCGCGCTTCTCAGCCTGCCGGAGCAGGTCAAGGAGCTTGCTGACGGCGGTGGCCTCAGCCTCGGTGGTGACTCCGGAACCATCAAGCCAATTCTGAGCCTCGGCGAAGAGGTCGCCGATCTCAGTTGCCGACAGGTCGAACGGCGTCGGCTCTAAGCCGGCCGAGTTATGCCCGATCGTGGCGAGGGCGGCGGTCATGCTGCCTCCGCACGGTCTGTCGGGATTTCGAGGTACGCCAGCGCATCAGCCAGTGTGTCGAAGGGCTGCTCGCGGCCCGTCAGCGGCTTCGGAGCCGCGTCGTATAAGATCGGCACCAGATCAACGGCGCCGTCCTCACGGGGGCAGATGCAGGCTACGGCGCGCGGGAGATATTCCAAGTGAAAGACGCGCAGGGTACGGGAGCCGAACACGGTCTCGATGCGGAAAGCGCTCATGATTGCGCCTCCGGCTTCGCCGCATCGCGCTTACGCTGCCTTGCCCGGCGCCTCTGGTCGGCGCGCTTCTGACTCCTAGGGCTCCACGGGCGCTTGGTAGCCTGAGCCGTCCTAGGATAGCCGCAAGGCTCCCCCAGGTACTCGCCGGTTTCGCAATCCAGCGTACCGTCGAGCATCATCTCGGCGATCTCGCCCATCACAGGCTCCCGACGCTAGCAACGGCGGGCAGAGCAGCATCGGGAACGCGGCGGCCGAAGGACTTGGCGGACGCAGGCCGGGCAGCGATCAGCCGATGCGCGAGCGGCTTCGGCATCTTCTGCCGGTAGGCCAGCTTGATCGCGTCGGCATCGCCGATGGCGGTCTGCATCGCCGAAGCCAGGGCGTTGCAGGTCAGATCGACCGTGCCGACCGAGTGGCCTGTGCATGAAGCCCCGGCGCCGTCGATGTCGTCCATCATCCGAAGCAGGTTGTCGAAGTGATCGCGGATGATGTCGCGCGAGCGTAGGATGTCGCTGCGGGTGACGATGGTGTCTGAGGACTGGTCTTGGTGTGAAAAGGGTGCGGGCATAGGAAGCTCCACAGCGAAAATAGGTTGGCGTGATCAGTTGCGAGTGGGGAAGGCGTCGCCGAACCACTTGGCCGGCTTGCGAGCGCCGTTCTGGCGAGGGGCTTTCATGAAGCCTGCAGACTTGAGCTTGCTGCGCCTCGGTATTCCGAGGGCGACGGCCTTCTCGCGCTTGGCTTCAGCGGCACGAGAGTGGTCGTCAGCGTCCTTGGCCGGTTTGCATTCGTAGTGAGCCGGCGCGCAGTTATCGTCGATGTCCTTGCCCCCTAGCTCCAGGGCTCGGATGTGCTCGACGAACCACCGCTGTTTGGTCCCGTCGATCGGTTTGTTGCACAGGCAGCAGATGCCGGCGCTGGCCTCCCAGATCTTCAGGATCCGCATCTGCGGCATCGCGAGGCGCTTGGTGGTGCCGATGTCATCGAAGGGCATGGCTCAGCCCCTCTGCGAGCATCTGAATGAAGGCCGCCGCGCAGAGCGCGATCAGCACCCAAGAAATGAACGGCTCGACCGGCGTCTGCTTTTGCCAAGCGTCGAACAGGAAGTACCCGTTGAACAACCAGCCAAAGCTGCAGAACACGCTGAAAGCGGCTTTCGCATAATTCATCGGATCGCCTCAGACAGCGTGACCGACTGAGCCTTCCGCCGAAGGCCCTGCGTGTAGGCCTGAGCAGCCGCGAGGTAGGCCTTCCGCAGATCGTCGAGCGAAGGATCCTGCTGAGCCGGATCGTCGTAGAAGATCGCGACCGGCACGCCGAGGTGATCAGCGATAGCATTGAGCCGGGGGGCGGCTTCGGTGGTGAGATTGGGGGCCATCAGGCGGCCTCCCCGATCTCAGCGAGAACAGCGGCCTCATCCGCGGCGATCTCAGCTTCAATGCACCGGGTCTCTTCGGCTTCGGCCTCGTCGGCAGCCTCTTGAACATCGAGCAGATCGTGAGCGTGGTAGACTGCAGCCGCACGGCAATCCAGGTCGGCGGCGATGATCTGGCCGGCCAGGAACACGGCGTAGAAGCGACCGGCCTGGCCGACGCTGTAGGGGGCGATGTCGTTGAAGGCCCGCATAATCAGGCCTCCTCAGCAGCGATAGAGGCGAAATAAGTATACAACTTATCGTCGCCGTAACCGCAGAAACAATCAGCCCTGAAACCTACCTCGAAGTTCGCAGGTAGTGAGCCCTTACGCCCAATTCCGCTTCGGTTTTGGACAGATGGAGTGCGATCGAGGGCCATGTCTCAGGCCTCCCCACAGAAGCGGCGGACGGCCGGCAGATCGCGGATGATCATGAACAGGCCGGCGCCAAAGAAGCCGGGAGTCACGAAGCTGAGGAAGATGATCTGGTCGGGGGTGAGGTGGGACATCGGGGGCTCCGTGGCGCCGCTTCGATGTCCCCGTTCTAACAACGCCCCGTTTTAAATGCAAGCGAAAAAACCACGATGCGTTGTTTTATTCGCCCGGAGCGTGGCGGTTTTGGTTCCTATTGCAGCTAGGAAATAATCTGTTCACTGTATGTTCCTTCGCGTTGTGATCGCGATGCCGAATATGTTACCGTTTTGTCAGGGAGGCCCAAATGAACGACGAGCAGCCGAGCGATAGCGAGGACCGTGAGCGCGCCTTGCGTATGCTGGCCTTGCAGATAGTCGGCCAACTGCCTGCAAATTTTGCAGAGGCTGAACAGACGCTTGAGTACGCGCGAGCGCTGCTCACGGACTATTTGCACAGCAAGCCGGGCAAAAGCCGACAGCCGCTTAGGATTGTCACCTAGCTAGGCTGTTTTGCGAGGACGGCCGCGGCGTCCAGGTTTGGCCGTCGCCAGCTTATCGGCCAGCGCGACGGGAAGCGTGCCCCGCAGCCCGCGATAGATCCAATCTAACGACGCGCCGTCCTTCTGCGCGATCGTGAGAGCAATACGGTAGTCTAGCGGGCGCTCACCGCGCTCGTAGTTGCCCCAGGCCTGCTGGCTCTCGACGCCGTAACGCACGGCCATTTCTTCCTGGCTCAAGTCTAGCGCGCTCCTGAGGAGCCGCAGTCGCTCGCCAATTGCGGTCAAGCTGTCCGCTTCGCGCGTTTCGATATCCATGTTTGGAATATGCCAAAACGCGGCGTTGTCGCCTAACAACGCTTTGGGGTATTGACTAACACAACGCGCCGTTTTAATTATCGGCGTATGGCGCACCTCCGAACCATCACCGAAGTGATCGACGCCCTTGGCGGCCGGGTCAGGGTTCAAGAGCGGTTCGGAGCTTCGCAGCAGCGCGTCTGGAATTGGATCGCGCGCGGCACTTTCCCCCCGACGACGTTCATTCCGATCACAGAAGCTGTCGAAGCGCTTGGTCATACGGCCTCTCCGACGCTTTGGAAAACTGTGCCGGTCGCTGTCGTCATAGCTTCGCGATCGGGAGCGGCAGCATGATTATGCTCGTCATCGTCATCTTCGCGTGCGGCTTCCACATCCTTGGAAGTCTCTGTGAGAGCGCACCGATCTTCGAAGGCGGCGTCCTGCAGAAGCCCAAACCCTCTGGTGTCACGGGCTCTCTCGCTGCTGGTGGCCTGGCTCTCATCGCTCTCATCGCATCGGCGGTAATGGCATGAGCGACGGCTTGGATCGCAGTGCCGAGCAGATGCTCGCTTCGTACATCGACCGCATCCTTCGGCTCCGCGAGGAGATCGATGGCATTCAGTCCGATGTGAAGGAAGTTTACGCCGAGGCCAAAGCCAACGGCTTCGACAAGACGGCCATGGGCGCGCTCGTCTCTGAGCTGCGCAAGGCTGGCAAGGACGCGAGCAAGGCCGAGGAAGCCGCTGCGATCCTCGAACTGTACCGCGAGGCCTATCAACGCGCTGCCTCGCATACGCATGCACGTGAGGCAGCCTGACATGGGCGCCTTGACGGACGCATCAGACACCACCTTCCGGCACGTCGTCCTCACCACGGACGGCGGTCAGATCCGGTACGTCGCCGCTCACCGGCGCCTCTACGTCGTCAAGCAAGGGCCGGGTGGACGCCACGTCGTCACCACGCCTGTCGAGGTCGAGCGGGCTCGCCTGATGGCCCGGCGGATCTTGGAGCTTTGCGACCTCACTGAAGCCAACGGCATGGAGGTCGGTTGAATGGCTGGCGGTGGTCCTCTTCCCGTCCGTGAGTATGCCGACCCTGCCGAGATGATGCGGCACGCCGCTGAGGTTCGAGCCCGGCTGCTTCCCAATGGCTCGTTCAAGTCGGCTGCGCTTCGCAGTGCCCAGCCGGCCAATCAGGTCCCGGTTCAGGCGCCCGCTCCGCAGCCTCGGCCTGAGCCGAAGGTAAAGCAGGACGGCTTCATCCCGCCGAAGCCCGCTCGCCCGCAGGATTTCGAGGATCCGAAGGCGTTCACCATGAAGCGCCTTACCGCGATCTGCGCGGAGGTCACCGGCGTCACCGCCTTGGAGATCACCTCGCATCGGCGCCGGCCGCATCAGGTCAAGGCTCGGCACATCCTCTGCTGGATCGCCAAGAACTATACCGGCCTGAGTCTGCCCCAGATCGGTCACCGTGTCGGTCGGCGTGACCACTCCTCGGTCTGGTTCGCCGTACACAAAGTTCAGGCGATCTTTCAGCGCCTGGATGCTGTGAAGCCCGACTGCCCTGTAGCGGCGGTTGAGCTTCTGTGGGCTGCCGATTGGGCGGAGGTATCGCAATGATCCCTTCGCCATCACTTTACCTCGTCTGCGCGACTGCCAGGCTTGCCGGCCGGGCGTTCGCTCAACTGCGGTCGATCATAGGCCTTGCCGGGCCTGTAGTTCCGACCGCTCTCCCGCACCGCGCATTCATGGTCCAGCCCGGTCCATGCGCGGTCACTGTAATCCAGTTTGCGTCTCGTCCTCCTGTCCAGATCAGCCATCAGGGCCTCCGCTTCGTCGAGGATCATTCGACAGGAAGCGGCACTGCTGATGCGCAAATTCTCTTTGCAGGTTTCGCAAATGGTCACGGCTGAGGTCACGCAGGCCAAGGCTTTCGCTGGCGCGCTACTGCGCTGGGAGAGCCGTGGCCCAGGCGACACCGAGAATGCCATGCGTCGGATCGCACGCCGACACGGCATCGAATACGGCCAGCTCTGGTCGCTGCGCTATCGCGCGCCGAAGCGGATCTGGGCCGACGTGCTCACCAAGATCGCACTCGCTTACGACGCGGAACGCGATCGGCAACTACGAGCGCTCAAGCATGACACCGACCTTACCGAGATCGCCGCCGCCGGGACTCCCCTCAATTCTGTGGCGAAGGCTCGCGCTGTACTTCGACAGGCAGCGAATGAGGCTGATGTCTTGGTGGTCAAGGAGCGGCAATGACTAGCCTAGTCTACTTCATCCAGTCACAGGACGGCCTCATCAAGATCGGGTGGACCTCTGATTTAGCGCGGCGCGTCAACAATCTTGCCGTTGGCGCATCGGGGCCGATCTCTGTGCTCGCAACGACGCCGGGCGGACGTACGCTTGAGGCTCATTTGCATGAGCGTTTTGCTTCGGATCGGGAGCAGGGTGAGTGGTTTAGGCCAAGCGACGATCTGCGCTCGCTTATTCGACTTATCCTCTCTGGCGCCACAGACGTATTCGCACACGGTCTTGTAGACACCATTGAAATAGATAATTCTGTAGGTGCGCGCGGTCACAGAGCCGAAGAGGCAACTCGCTACGCTAGGCGCATTCTAGATCTCGAAATTGAACGCGGACTCAGCGTGCGAGAAGGCATCGCTCGCATCGCGCAGAAATTGAACGTTGCAAACGGGGCGATTACAGCCCTCCTTTATCGCTCTCCTAGCAACGTCCCGGCCGATCTTTATTTCGATCTGCGCGGCCTTCTGGCGGACCATCTTCGGTCGAAGCTTGCTGACCTTCGTAACGAACTGACGGCGATACGTCATCGTCAAGCTTCGACCATGACCTCAGAAGATTTGACCGAAATAGACGCTGAGGTCGCTCGGATCCGGGAGAAAATCGCGGCTTTTCGCGAGGCGACCGATGCCTACCGCCTCCGGCCAGATCACCAACCGCGAGGTGCGTCTCATGAAAGAGATGCGCTCGCGGAACTGCACCAACACCGAGATCGCGAGCGCTATCGGGTGCTCGCGAGCCACCGTGCTCCGCTACGTCGGCGAGTCTCCGAAGGTCTCGCAGAACCCGGAGCGCCAACGCCTCATGCATGACCGCATGCGGGATCGCGCCCTTCGCTACACCGCCTTGTCGAGCGCGCTGCGGCCTACGCCCCGCTCTTGGTCACGCCCAGCCCCTTCTGATCCCTCTCACTGCACGAGGCGCCCGTGAAAAACGAATGCTTGGATGCCGTCACGGGTGCGCTGGAAGAGGCGGGCATTGCCTACACGGTTGGTCACGGTGGGAAGCACTATCGGATCGACTTTGAGGTCAACGGACGCCGCTGCCGCACGACGTGCCCCGTGACGCCGAGCGATCACCGGGCGGCTTTGAACAGCGCCTCGCAGGTTCGCCGGATCATTCGCCAAGCTCAGGAAGAAACGACTGCTCAACAGGAGGACGCAATGGATCGCGCGGGAAATGAGAACGCGTTGGCATTCCTCTTCGAGGGCAAGAGCCTTCGGGTCGATGACCGCGACGGTGCCCCTTGGTTCGTCGCTGCCGATGTCTGCGCCGCGCTCGAACTGTCGAACCCTAGCGTGGCGGTTCAAGCGCTTGATGCCGATGAGAAGGCTAAGTTGAACTTAGGCTCGGGGTCAGACGCGACTGTCGTCTCCGAAAGCGGCCTCTACACTCTGATCCTCCGCAGCCGAGGCGCGACGACCCCCGGCACGTTGGCTCATCGCTTCCGCAAGTGGGTCACGGGTGATGTGCTGCCGTCGCTTCGAAAGCATGGTGCATACGCAGCGGACCCGGCGCTGATGCGTCAAATCGCTGTGATGGCGGCGGATCTCGCCGATGTCCGCGCCGCCGCAGATCTCGCCTTGGAAGCCGCTGGACGCCTTGAGGCTGGCAAGGTCGCCCCGACCGTCGATCTGGCCTCCACGGTTACCTCAGACGATCTGATTGCCCTTGCAGGCATCAAGCCCGGCCAGCGCGTGCGCGGAACCTCGGCCATGGTGACGGGCCGCGTTCTGACCTTCACCGCCGGTCACGGCTGCTTCAAGACGCCGGCCCATCTCAACCCGTCGATGCCTTGGCGCTTCCCGCGGGAGAAGGCGACCGAGTGGCTGTTCGGCTCGCAGCTCGGCGCTGAGCAGATCCGCAATCAGATCGCTCGACAGGCCCACAAGAAGGCGCAGCGCGCCCGGCCGGCGCAGCAGGGGCATCTCACACTGGTTGGAGCGCCTTGATGCCCTCGGCCGCCGCCATCATCGCAGGACAGCACGAGCGGAAGGCGGTTGAGCGCGTCCTGCTGCGCCTACCGATGCCGCCCTCGTCCAACGCCGTCTGGGCTCATCGCAAGGGTGGCGGCGTCCGGCTGTCGGATCGCTATCGGCGCTGGCTGACGGATGCTGGCTGGCGGATCAACCAGCAGCGGCCGGGCCGGATCGCGGGCGGCTACGTGCTGACGCTGTGGCTGCCGGCCGTGTCCCGGATGGACCAGGACAACTGCATCGCTGGTGTCTCCGACATCCTGCAGAGCTTCGGCATCATCGGCAACGATCGGGATGCCGAGGAGACGCATCTGCACTGGCACGGGTCGTCGAACGACTTGATCGCCGAGCTGCGCCCGTTCGTCGGCCTCTCGCGCGTCCAGCGGCCCTGCACAGCGTCGGAGGCCGCATGAGCGAGCACACCGACAAAACAAAGCCGGGTCCAGCCGGCCTCTACTTCAGCCTCCGTCTCCTCAGCCGGAACGCGCATATCGCTGCGATCCCGTCAGAGCGTGCGGCGCGAGAGGCCCTGGAACGCTGGTGTGCCTACTGCGGCCAGCGCTCCTGCTACGGCTTCGGAGAGACGCTGACGACGGTCGGCGTGCTCACGTGTTCCGACCCGTCCTGCATCGCCTCTGCCGAGGCTGAGATCGCGCGTCGCGACTGCCCGGCTCCTCCCGCCAAGCCCCGTTCCCCTACCCCTCAAGGGGAGGGGTCGCCGAGCCTGGATCTCTTCGGAGAAGCCGCATGAACAACCTCGACCTTTTCACGTGCTGCGCCCGCGAGGCTGGCTGCCTTCCTGAGAACTGGGTCGGCGTGATCTTCACGCAAGTTGGCCACCCGGCCAACAGCCAAGGCGTGATGGTCCGTGGCGCCGTCTGCCCGCCGAAGACGCGCGGCCCAGACAAAGGCGAACCCTGTTGGGCTCGTCGAGATCGGGCGACCGAATGTGAGGTCTTCGTTTCGCATGAAGCCTTTGCCTCCACCAAAGCCAACCTTTTGAGCGAGCGGGGGCGCCGGTCATGACCCACACCATCACCCTCACCCGAGAGCAGTACGAGGCGATCTGGGATGGCCTAGATCAACTCCGAGACCGACATGATCACCTCTATGAGGTCACGTCGGCTCTGATCACTCTTGGCCTCCATAAGCCGGCTGCCCTGATCGACGATGTCCACGAGGACGCCGTCGCGGAGACGATCCGCCTACAGGGCATTTTGGTCAACGCCGACGACGCCGCGCCGCTGCCTGAAAAGGTTTGGTCTGTCGTTAACTGGTTGTTTTCATTCCGAAAATCCAACAGGGAGGCGTAGACCGCTATGGGTGGCGACTATGGCATCAATCGCCTCATTGAGCAGCTTCAGCTTGAGATCGGCGCGAACGTCTATCAGCGGTTCGATAAATGCGAAGGCACGCACATTGAGCGGATCTTCGAGACCGGTCTTCATGCCATGTCGGCCTTCTTGGGTCTGCAGGGCGTCCCCGGAAGCATTGCGCCCGCTACCTTTCTGCCTGGCTCAATGCCGGACGACGTTGGGTTCGGGCCTGGCCGGTCTCACATCTATTTCTGGCGCCAATACACCGTTCTGGATTGGAAGGTGGATTTCCTGTTGGGTATGCAGGCCTTGGACGGTGGTGAGTGCTACGTCGTAGTCGAGTGCGACGGGCATGAGTTTCACGAGCGTACCAAGGAACAGGCGGCGAAGGATCGGTCCCGTGACCGCCGGCTGCAGGATGCTGGCTATCGGATCCATCGCTACACTGGGCACGAGTTGTACAAAGACCCGTGGCAGTGCGTGAACGACGCAATGCTCAGCCTCCTTCGACTTGCAGAAGGTCAGGCCAGATGAGCGAGCGCGGGGTCTTTGCCGTAGACCGCGGCATCTGGTCGGACCCAGATTTTGCGGATGAACAGTTCAGCGAGCGCGAGGCATTCCTTTGGATGCTCAGCGAAGCGGCTTGGCGGCCGACCAAGGTGCGCATCGGAGCCAACGTTGTTGACCTCGCCCGCGGGCAGCTCGCGTTCTCAACGCGGTTCATGGCCGCCAAGTGGAAGTGGTCTGAGGCTCGGGTGCGCCGTTTCCTCGGCCGCCTGATTTCGGCTGAAATTGTCTGCACTACCACTGATAAAATAGCGACGCACGTCACGATCCTGAAATACGATAGATTTCAGCGTGTTAGCCTGCCCAATGCAGACGTTCCGACGCACACGCGACGCACCTCCGACGCACCTGCGACGCACCCGCGACGCAAAGAAGAAGACAAGGAATACAGGGAAGACATTCAAGATATCTCCTCACTTCGTTCGGAAAGCGCGCCTGCGGCGCCCAGCCCGAGGAAGCGGAAGATCGATCCGAACTGGCAAATCGGCCTGGCGGAAGTCGCCGCAGCCGCCGAATGCCAAGTCTCTGAACAGCGTGCTCGCGAAATCTGGCCTGCTTTCATCGACCATCATGTCCTGCGTCAGACGCTCGGCGTCGATTGGATCCGCGGTTGGCGGACCTGGTGCCGCAACGAGGTGAAGTTCTCGGCCCGCGACGACCGCCAGAGGCAGCGCTCACCGCCGAAACCCGCCGATTTCTGGGCTGCTGAAGCCATCGACGCGAACGCCGAACTCACCGGAGGCCGCTATGACAACCGCCCTTTCAGCCGTGACGCAGACCCGTGGGATCGTTCCGGTGAGCCGGGCGGTCGCAGATCTGACCAGCAGGCTTCACAACAAGCTGGAGCCGATCCCTGGGGAGTTCCGGCGATGCGCCTTGTCGTCAGCCGATGAGCCCTCTGCTGAGCAGCGAGCGGCCCTGGTTGAGCGGCGTCAGCACCTCGACGAGCGGCTTCAGCCCTCCGACAACGCGACAGTGCTCCGCTCGGTAGGCCTTCTTCGGTCGATCATGGCCACTCAGCCTGTCGATGAGGAGACACGAAAGCTTCAGAAGGCGGCGTTCCTGATGACGCTGACCAAGTACCCTGGCTGGGCCGTGGAAGCCGCCTGCGCGCAGTTCCTTGAGGCCGACAAGGGGGAGGGGATCCACGCCCCGAAGCCTGGCGAGATTGCCACCGTCTGCCGCCGCCTGATCGCTGAAGCGCAGTACGAGCGGGCCAAGATAAATGCGGTGCTGGACGCCGAAGTCTACGTACCGCCGACCGATGAGGAGCGGGCGCAAGTTGCCAAGGCGCTGGCCGAGTTCTCCGCGTCCTTCGCCAAGCAGACGGGCGGCGACTTCAACACCATCCGGTCGAACGAGGCCGGCAGTGAGCACGCCAAGCGCATGTCGGATCGGGCCGCCGCCAACGCCCACCTCTCCGACCTAGAAGCCCGCAGAGCCAAGCGGGAAGGTGAAATGAAGAAGGAGGATGTGGCTTGAGCACGACACCGATTTTCGCTGTCGAGAAAGGCTCCTACTCGGACTACCGAGTTATCGGTGTGTTCAGCACGCGAGAGGCCGCCGAGAAGCTCGCCGCTTGGACCAACGCTGGCGCGAGCCGGATGGATGTAGCCGAAGTGGCAGAGTGGGTTTTGGACCCACCGTGCGAGCGGATGAATGCCGGCCTGACACTCTGGGCAATCGACATGCATCGCGACGGCCGCGTTGAGAGCGGCTTCGAACTCTCCCGGGGCATCGATGACGACTACCGCGAAGAGCAGCGCCTGAAGGACGACTGGGCTCCGTCGTTGGCTTCGGCCGGCCAGTGGGTGCCCATGGTCAAGACCGGCAAGCGCCGTCTCTACGCCGCTGTTCTGGCAACCGACAAAGACCACGCGATCAAGATCGTCAACGAGCGCCGCGGTCAGATGATCGCAATGGGCGAATGGGAGGATGCCTCTTGAGCACCCAGGAACAGCGAGCCCGCGCCTACTGCCACAGCATCCACGCGGATCCCGATGCGATGGTCTCCGGCATCAACAAGTACGGCTTCGGCCATGCCGACCGGATCACCCAAGCCCGCTGGCGCTGGTACGTCGGCGCCGTCATCCAGCAACAGCACGCAGCAGAGTGATACGATGGGCGCCCGACTGTACGGAAAGCACCTCGGCACCAAGCCGGACAATGACAACCAGCCGAAGACCAAGACGAATGAGATCCCGCTGGAGCACGACGAGCGCCGCGGGGCGCCGGTGATCGAGAAGGAGGCCGGCAAGGGCTGGTACTGCCTCATCACCGTGCCTCAGGGCGAGTACCGCTGCCAGGATGGGCTCAGCGAGGCTGGCGTGCCCAGCTATGTGCCGACAGAAACCTACTGGGAGCGGCGCCGGAAGGGCAGGGACCTATACCTGACCGAGCTGCAGCGGCCCTTGTTCCGAGGCTACCTCTTCGCACACCTTCCGCACCCGCAGTGGCGCAAGGATGCCGTTGGAACTGAGTATCCCGTGCTGCCCGACGCCTGGGGGCCGACGATCAAGCCCCGTCACCAGCCAGCCTCGCCGATCGGTGTCCTGTCCTGCCTCGGCAACCATGGCTACCCGGTCCCGATGCCGATCCGCTACATGCTGGCAGACGGCACGCTCGGCGGCATTGGACCCATGGCTGATGAGGAGCGGGAAGGCTGGTTCGACGAGCGCAAGCGTCAGAGCCTCATCGCCTTCCGCAACGCCCGATCTGCAGAAGCCCTGCGCCTGGCAGCCCTGCCGGCTGTAGCCAAGGGTGAGCGCATTCAGATCACCGAGGGGCCGTTCGCTGGCGCCACCGGCACAGCCGACAACGACAACGACGGCAAGGGCCGGTTCCGGATCCTCACCTCGGTCTTCGGCGGGATGGCGCTGATGGAGGTGTCTCTGGATGGGGTCGAGAACCTAGATCGGCCGATGCACAAGGCGCCGGAAGCGCTGAGGCGGGCCTGAGGCGCAACAGGTTCGTCACTCGGAACCCTCGGAACCCTCGGAAGCCTCTTTGCCCGGCTTCCGCTTCTCTGCCTTCGACAAGGCTTCCTCGACGGCTCCACGGATGAACGCGGCCATGCGCTGCTTGCCAACAAGCGCGATGATCCGGCCCTTCACGCCCGCCGGCAGGCGGACCTTCGTCTCTTCGACGTTTAGCGCGGGGCGGCCCACAGCAGGATTGGCTTTCTCTCCTTGGCCATCTTCCGCGATGGCGCGGTCAACGGCCTGGCGTGCTGCCGCGACGCTTACCCTGAACCATTCCCCATGCACACGGCCTTCTTGGAGAAGCCAGTGCGCCCGACGCTCGACATCGGAGGCCAGATCGCTGTGAACAGGCCGCGCATGCAGGATCGACAGCGCCGCTCCATGCCCGGTCTGGATCGCCTTGAGGCGAGTGGCCGGATTGTACGCAAGGCCGATTTTCTTCAGCCCCTTAGCGGCGCCGATGACGTAGATAGTGGTGTCTCTTTTTGTCAATTTCCGTCCCCGGGAAATGCCGATGCCTGTTGACACCATAACCGGGGACGCTTATTCTGTCCATATCGAGAGACGGAGCCGAGCAGATGCCTTTACCCACCCTCCACGGCATGTACCGGCATCCGCACATGGGCGTCTTCGAGCAGATCGCAGTGGGTCAAATGGCGAGCGCCGATGCGGTTCGCGCTGCAGCAGACATGATCTTGGCCGACGCAAACTGGTGCGAGTTCGGTCTCTACATCTGCAATCGCTCCGCGGCGTGGAAGCAGAAGAACCCTATCTGGTACTGCCCTGAGGTGTGGGCCCCTGAACTTCCGAGCCGCCTATCATGAGCGGTTCCATCGATATTGACGCGGTGCTTGATGCTATTGCTGTTCTTCGGGATGAGGCACTGTGGCAACAGCGCGTCGCCGAGGATAGAGTTGAGCGATTTACCCGATTAGAAGACTACGGTCGTATGTCGGTGGCATCTTCAGATGCGAACCGGCACATGGAAAAGGCCAGTGCATTCAGTCGAGCTTTGCGAGCCGCACAGGCTGTCGCGGATAGAGGTAATGCAGGAGCGAAAGGGGGCAACGAAAGGCCAGTCAATACCCCCATTCGTGATGACATTCAGTGCCGCGAGGTAGGCGCTGCGACCTCGGATTAACTGCCGTTGAAGCAAGCCATAATTTGGCTGATCTGTGATCAGGGAACGGTCGAATGAGCAAACTTGACGAAGAGCAGACATTGCTAGTTCTGCGACAGATTGCGGCCCTGCGCGATGACGCTACTGCAGCGGAACTAACTGCGGGTGCCTTCCAGCAAGAACTGGATGCCTGTTGGGAAGGGGCAGGCAAAACCGGCAAACTCATCAACGCCGAGCGCGCACTTCAACTTCGTGGGTTCGTGCCCGATGCAAAGAACGATGCAAGGTATAAGCGCAAGCTTGCTGAAGCCTTAGAGACGCTTTTGAATGCCACGTAAACCGATGCGAGTTCTTGGATCAACCGCCGTTGAAGCAGAACCGAATAGGTAGTGCCTATTGATGTGTTGACGGCTGATTGACCATGCCGTATATAGCGCACTGGCACCGAGGTATGGCTAGCGCCTGAGCCTCGGCGGCGACCAACGAGGGGAACCCCCAAAGGATCGCGAGCCGAAGCTTGATGCGCCGCTCAAAAGAGACGGCTTCAGGTGACGGGGTTACTGTCCCCAAAGCACAGAGTTTCGCCCCATAGCGCACAGTGCTCGGGCTAACAGTTCGGCGCAGTGGTCTCGCGTAAGCGCACCTCCCCTGGCTAGGGTCGGCTAGTCTGCACCGAAACCCTGTCTTAGCCGGGCCGCAGGGCTCAAGACCCGGCGAGGCGATCAGCTAGGGCGCTCGCTTCGGCACGCAGCGGGGAAGCCTGCTCCCTCCTAGCACCAAGTTCCGGTAGCCATTCATGCGCCTTCCCATCGCGCTCGCCTTCCTGGCGATAGCGCTCTCCACCCCTGCGCATGCCCTCGACAGCGATGGCACAGAGCCGGATCCGGTTCTGACGCCGGGAGCTGTGAGGACGACAGTTCGGGATGAGATCGTAGGCGTGAACACCGCCACAGTTCGCAACGTCTCTGGCGCCGAGAAGCTGGCCGTGTATCGCCGCTACGGTATGACCGGCCCGCACGACACCATCCCAGGCACGAGCCATCAGGCGCCCTTTGAAATCGACCACCGTGTGCCGCTCTGTGCCGGCGGCGCCAACGACATCACCAACCTCTGGGTCGAAGCTAGCGACGGCCCGTGGACATTTCACGATAAGGACGCCCTGGAAGACCGTTTGTGCTCCAAGCTGCGCAAGGGCCTCGTGACGGTCGAACGGGCCCAGGCGGTCTTCCTAGGCGATTGGAAGGCCGGTTACGTCGCTGAGTTCGGGCACGCCCCGCAGTGAACCCCGAAGAGCCCTTCCCCTTCGACCAGATCGGCCTCCTCCCAGACGACTGG